CTGCATGGTTCATGGACTCAAACCCTATTTTCTATGCAGGTACAAACAACGCTGGCGAATACTGCTTCCTTATGTCTATTGAGAATAATGGGAGTATCCCACTAGACAACGCAGGCACAAACCACACAGTCATTTACGATGCTGCCAACTACACCAAAACTAACCTCGGTCAGTATCTGTTCTACAAGTACAACGCCTCCACCGCTACGACTACCCTCTTAGCGGATAGGAGAGGAAATCAGGGCTTCGTTGGAAATGTCGCTCTTACAACGAACATCGCAGACGCTCAACTCAACACCTATACCCCCACCCACTTTGAGCCATCTCCCATAGGCGGAGAGAGCAACATATATTACGCCTATGTGCCTTGTTTTGGTCCTAAGGCAACTACCCCCACCCTTAGCTTCTTATTGTGTGTGTGGGACAAAGCCAACGACACCTTCACAATGGAAATATGCTCGGTGGCGATGGCTGGGATCGAGACGATTTCTGATTATGTCACCTATAAGCAGTACAACGACAACACCAACCAACAGATGAGGCTTAACTGCGTTCTTACCAAGAGCGGAGCGGATTATTTCTTAAGTGTGTTCTACTCACACACTACGCCTGAGACGCTCGCTTTGAACACTACAGCCACATGGAAGAAGATCACCACCTTCTCGATAGACCCCACGGACTTTAGCTCGTTGACCTATCATAGCTCGGACACCTTCCCTGTGCTTGGGTTCGCACCACAGAATCAGAACAACACTCGCCTTATGTGCTTGTTCGAAAACGAAGCCTCTATCTATGATTGGACTGCTGGCGGTTGGACAAAGACAGCTTATGAGGCTGGGTACTTCACAGGCATGACCTTTGACGACTTGGGTAGATATTGGGCTACCTCGGTCAGTAGCCAAGACATACCCGCTCAGTCGAACGATGGAAACTTCGCCTCAGGGAGCTTTAAGACTTTTGAGGTGTCCGTCCATGTTATTTCTTCATCTTTGCCCAACCTCGTCTCGTGTGTGTGGCAGGACTCAGGTGAGTTTGTATTCACAGGTGCCAACTTATCCAAAAACTTGGTCGTTAACACCTATGATGAGAATGGCGACCGCGTAGCCAAGAGCGTTAGATTGGAAATCACAGCCAATCATGCGGTGTTCACTTCCAATGGGCTCACTACTCTGACAACTACAACCTCAGCGGCGGGCGATACACTCATACCTGTCACCATCTCAGGTGCGGGCTTCATTAATATCTCCGCTTCTTTCCAAATCTAAGAGGTTGAGCCAACATGAGTGACATCATCCCCTCCTTCATTAAGGTCTACACGCTCGGTTTATCCAATAGGGTACGCTTTGAGGGTTCTACGGGCGATAAGGTGTATCTACCTGCAAACCTATCCAAGTCTGTTGAGATGGGCGGTGGTGATGTACCCGAAGGGTATGTGGTCTTATCCGTTTTGGGTAAAGGTGTTAAATCAACGGACGACTCGGTAAGCCCCCCTATGAGATATTTAGGTACGAAGTTATCCAAAATAACAGAGGACGGAAACTCACCCCTAGAGATAGGTGTGGGGACTGACCCAGACGCACCCATCACGACTGGCTTAGATTTAGTTATCCCTCGCTTCACACGATTCAGTACAAACACCTCTTGGAAATGATGTTTATCCTTTTATAGTCAGACCTTTGTCTAGTATTAGACAAAGGGGTGTATCTCCATGAGATATGCAAAAGCTCGAACTGAAGAAGAGAAAAAAGAAATCTACGACAAGTGGCATGACCTCATTAACATGAGTCAGACCGCATTGGATAACTGGGCAGAAGATGACCGAAGGCTTCTAGCCTCTTTCAGTCGGGAAGAAGCCAAAGATAGTGGAGATATCCAATCTGGGTACGACTCTTTCCATAGAATCAAAAGGCGTAAAGAAAAGCCTTTTGAAGATTGGACGGCTCAAGACTTCGACAACGCTGCTCAAGAAAATGGATTCAATGGAAGGATGATGGGAGGCAAGCCTGGAGACCCAGTAAAAGACAGCGGTATGTCCAAGTGGGAAATAAGTCTAAGAAACTGGGGGCATGACCCCTCTCTCAAGTCTAGCCCCGCCCACGCTAAATGGAAAGCATGGAAGGAAAAGCACTTCAAAAAGAAGTCTAGCCTAACCCCCACAACACCCAAAGTATCCAATATAGTGAGGAAAGCCATGCGTAAGAAGACCGCTTGCGTTATATCTTGCCTTGATCTAAACGATCAGCGTTATCTAGTCAAAGTGAGGGATAGAAACTACAACCCAGAGATTAAAGTCTATCACGATATGTACGATGGTGTGGAGGTGCTTTACTACATAGACAATGTGACAGGCTGGCTCGAAGGTATTAACAGCTACGGAATATCTATTGTTAACTCGGCTCTAAATGTGCGTGAAGACGAAAAAGAGGGTCAGACACGCAACCTATCCAAAGAACCTCGTATGTCAGAGGATGGGTACTATTTATTGAACGCACTCAAATGCAAAAACATAGACGATGCTATGGACTGCATAAAAGGTAACTCCTTTCATGTTCCAGTTCATGGTCACACCATTATTACTGACGGCAAAAGAGCTAGGATTATAGAGCAAACCTCTATCCATCAGCCCATCGTTAAGACACTCCAAAGAAACAAACTCCATGTCCGCACCAATCACGGCATAAACCACCCAGACGCAGGTTATCAAGTGGGGGACGACAGACATAGCTCTTTACGCAGAAGAGAACTAGCCACAGAAATATTATCCAATGTGACAGACATTTCAGAAGCGGCTCCCGCCCTCTACGGATACAGATGGGATAAAATGGACGACCCTTTTATTCCTGTCCGTAAAGTACCCGATGGTCTCTACTCAACTTCTCAAATCATGTTCGACCCACTAGAAAGAAAAATGACGGTTTACCTTATCCCAGATGATGTAGACTTCTTGGGCTACGAGAAACGCTTCGTAAATAAAGACGGAGAAGACACAATCTGTCAGCTAGAGGTTCTTCAATACACAGGGTTCGATGAAAATGGAAACTTTGAGGTACTGCCTTTCAACATAAACCCCTCTCGCGTAGCCTCTCGTAAAATAGCCTCTATGCGTAAGTACAAGTAAAACTAAACCCCAATCTTATCCAAAAGGTCTTGTACACCCTCTAGTACCCTACCAAAGTCGCTCGTCTTGTAAGATTTCTCTATCCCGTTCCACATCTGAACATTGGATACTTTTACACCATAGTAAGGTGCAACGAAGCCCGCTGTGATGATAATAATCTCCTTACATGAGTTTGCCACCCACAACTCATACACGGAAGTGTCATCACCCCTCGCCACATATGTCTCCATAGGCAAGAATAAATCTATGCCACGAGACCTACCCATCAGCACCTCTGAAACTATCCTATCCGATTTCTCTTTGTTATCCATTTCTTGTCTGTTGGGCTTCTAGCCAAAGCATTGCCGATTTGGATAACTCCACCACATCTACCCTTTTGGGGTTCACAAGGGGTGACAAGCGTTCTACAGCCTGCTCCGCCTCGTACTTCATCTTGTACGCCTTCTTCACCTTACCCAACAGGGCGGGGTAGAGAAGTCTACCCGTAAAGCTGTTTTCTAAGACATACATGATCGGTTCCTCCAAGATATCTGGGGGGGCTGATGTGGTCAGAGGGCTGTGGATCATAAAAATAAAAAAAGTTATCCCAACCACAAGGTTCATATATTAAGGCTAGTGTTCAACCATCTAGGAGGCTTATAAAGTGCTTGTCCTCAATACTTTTATCTACGGCTCAGAACTTAAGTTCGCTGAGTCTTTCGTTAACAAGATGAACGAGCGACTCGTTGGAGACGAAGTTCGCATCGACATGGTCGGTCATCACTCTTGGGACACGCTCCCTAACCGTGGAAACACGCCCAGCACCTCGACAGACCTGATCCTCATCATTAAGTCCAACATCAACCACAAGCTCAGAGATTGGGCTATGAAGTGGGCTGTGTCTAATAATGTGCTTTGGGTGGAGTGTGTTCACAAGGTGGCGGTGGCTGAGAACGATATTCGGAAAGTTCTCTCCCTTCCCATTAAGCAAGAAGAGGTGGAGGTCGAGAACCCCACCCTCGCTGAGATGTGGGAGGAGATTGCAAATAAGTATGGGTGGCCGTACTTCCGCCTCCCCCACAAGTGGGGTCGTCCAGTGTACGAGGTTATCCCCTACTCCATCTCAAGCAACCGTCAACTTGTAAACAAGTGGGATAAAATCTACTTCGGACTCATTAAGGAGTACATCCTAAGCGGAGACCCCTCTCTTGAGGGCAAGTTACCGAGCCTCCAAAACAGCTCTTTCCTTGAGCGAGAGTGGCTTTCCAATAATGGAAAGAGCGGATACAACCTCATGCTCGCCCTCTTTAAGAAGGTCGCAAAGCAAAAGGATACCCTCGCCTACGCTGGCTTGTTGGGTGTGGCAGACGCTTGGGCAAATCAAGCCTCTCGTACCCTCGTTGGTAGAAGGTCTATGGACTTCGCAGTCCGCTGTATCTTCGGTCTAAGCCTTAACGACTTGCCCACCTACAACAAGGCAGTCCTTGAGAGCATGGAAAATAATGCCCCCACACACACGACTGAGCAGACCCCTGCTGAGGCTGTTGAGGCTGTTGAGACCCCTATGGTTGCCGAGACCCCTATGGTTGTGGAGGTTGAGCCTCCTGTGGCTGTGGGTGAGGTTGTGGAGACTCCTGAGGTGGTCGAGTCCACCGAAGCGGTTGAGACTCCTGAAGCTGTTGAGGAAGAAGTGTTCGTGTTGTTTGGAAACCTCAAGGTATCTCCTGCCGACAACCCCATACACATTGGGTTTATTGGATACCAAACCTCCATCAAACTCGTGGGTTCCATCAAGGTAAACATCGGTAAGGTGGACTCTGTTGGCTTCTATGATGTGACCATCTCGAAGTAAAACTGCTCGGTTGGAGATAACGAGCAGTTACCACCCCTATAAGGGTGGCTCTACCCTCTCTCATGGGTGGGAGAGGGTTTCATCGGTCAATAGCCGATGAAAACCCCGTGTGCATCTAAATCGTTTTGAGAAAGAGGCGAAAATGACTAGGTTCAAAAACAAGTACACGAGCTTTATAACGAATAATCCATCTCAAGTGCCTTTCGTTGACTTCAAGGTGCTTTGGGAAGGTAAGGTCGTCTCCGATATAAAGGATGTCCAAATCCCCATTCAGATCGAACTGATTTATGCCCACACGGACAAGTCTATCCCAGAGGGCGAGTTCATTAAGGCGTGGGAGGAACTGAGGGAGATTGGGAAGACCAAGAGCAAGAATAAGGCGGATCTCAAGCATATGTACTGTATGTACCTTGACGCTCATTCGAACAAAGGGTTCAAGAACTTCGCCAGCTTGGACAGGCATTTTAAAGCTGTGTTCGGAACTCGAATCCCAGATATGTTACGCGAAAAGATGAAGGATTACGACTTCAAAGGCGAGTACAACAAGCACATCGGATTAGATGAACTTGAGCCCCTTGAGGTTGTTAATCCGACCCCCTCATCACCTAGCACCCCCTCATCACCTATCCCCTCAGCACCTACAAGCGAGGTCGAGAGGGAGGTTCATTTCGGAAACTTATCCATTAAGCTATCCAATGGTTCGCTGTCTATTGGCTCTGTGGACTGCGACAAGCTGTTGGTTAAGGGAGACCTGTTCGTGTCCGTAGGTTCTTTCGTTAATGGGCGGTTGAACGATGTAGTGATTAGATGCGATAAATGAGATAGTTAAGGGTCACAGAGGTTGTGGCACCGAAGTTTATGTGCCCCTTTAAGTAAATGTAGTTAACTCCCATAGTCGATGTGTAGTCTCTGAAATAAAGCTGATCGAAAATGTTAACATCTTTTAAGATTACGACAGAGTAAAATATGTGGTCGGTGGCGGTGTTATATAGATTTGGAATCTGAAAATAGAAATCGTAAGTGGTGCCTGATGGGAAAGAGGTGGTCACAGAGCCGACTTCTACTATCTCGAACTTGAAGCCTAATGCCGACACCACATTATTCAAGCCTATTTGTAGAAGCCTATTGGAAATGGCAGATGTGGCTATATCTGACGAAGATAGTTTTATGTCGCCAGTGGCATTAAGTGAGACATCGTTATCAGGACTGAGGATAACATCTGCCCCTGTCTCAACACGGAAATCTCCTGTTACATCAAGGTTGAAGTCGGAGCTGGCGGTCGTCACTCCGTCACCCACATGAAGTACGACTGCTCCCGATGGTCCATTTAACTTTTTGAGGCGGAGATCGTCCACATTAAGGGTTAAGTCTCCTGTGCCTGGAAGCCCTGCGTTTATTGTGATTGTATCCGTAGGGTCTGTCTTATTTTTTAAGTTTATGATGTCGGCATTTAGGGTGAGAGCCTTGTCGTCATTGTTAATGGATAAGTTAAAAGGCTCTGTGGAATCTGTGTTCTGTAGTGTGAGCGTGTCTACTATCAGATTTAGGGTGTAGTTGTCGTTCACCACATATAGGTCATAAGGCTGTGAAGCTGTGGGGTTCTCTAACATGAGAGTGTCCACAGCTAACTTCAAGAAGCTACTTGAGGAGACCGTTAGTGTAAGGGGGACATCGTCATCTGCTGTCGTAAAGTCTAGCGTACTCGTCTGAAACTGAGTGTTGTAGGTGTTAGTGTAAAGGCTTAAATCCCCATCCGATGTAAGGTTGAAAACTCCGTTCACTGCCACATCTACATCTCGAACTATTTGAAGAAGCAAGCTATCCAATAAGCTAGGACTACTGCTGTCCCAAAGGATGGACTTAGCTGTTATATCTAATGAACCACTATAGGCGTTACTTCCACCGCTACCAGCTACGAGATAAACATCTCCAGCATTGGAAAAACTCGTGGACGAACCTGCTTGTAGCGTCACATCACCCGCGTTGAAACCCAATGTGGTAGCGGTCGTATTTCCAGCTTGGATTGTTATATCACCTGGTCTATTGGATGCTCCTGTCTCAAGAGTCACACCACCAGACGAATAAATGCCATCTCCTGTATTAATGGATAAGTCACCTGATACACCCCCTACGCTCACCGTATCTCCCGTGTGGATAATCACAGACCCAGAGTCGTCATTAGCTTCACCGCTATAGATATTCACAACACCACTTATCTCAGATGAGTCCCCACTCGCTACGATTACATCACCAGACGAGAGCGTTGCTACCCCAGTTAACAACACCAATGAACCACTCGTCTCCGCCTCACCTGTCTTGATTTGGATAACTCCGCTCAGATTAGGAGCATCACCTGTAATCAAGGTCATAGCCCCTGTCTCATTAGCAGAGTCTCCAGTGTAAAGGCTTACAGCACCACTCACACCCAAGCTCTCAGATGTTCCCGTGTAGATTTCTATCTCTCCGCTACCGCCTCCAACACCTGAGTTGGTCAAAATGGAAAGCGAACCACTCACAAAGCCACTTGTCGGCAGTCCTGTGGAGATGGTGATACCACCACCATCTCCACCTGCAAAGCTCCCTAAGGTTATGGTGGGGGCTACATTGGGTATGCCTGCGTTATAGTAGGAGCTTATTAGGACAGAGCCTGTTTCACCTGCTTCCGAATCACCACCGTATATTTGAACAGGACCACCGATAGAACCTGTCGCTATAGCGTCACCACCAAAAATGGATACAGCACCACCAAGTGCCGAACCATCTGTAGAGACTCCACCCCGACCTCCGCTCAAGACCACAACACCACCTCTGTTCTCTACTCCGCTTGAGGCTAACAAGTACACATCTTGACCTCTCGCATTGGAAAACAACGCAGAGGTAGATGTGGGGTCTAAGCCCTTGAGGGTCTTGTTGGGTACATCACCAAAGAGTTGGTAAAAGGACGATAGATTTGCCATAAGAGTTCTCCCTCAAAAGCGTTCATATTGGATAACGCTCATAAAGGCTTTAGCTATGTCCTACGAAAAGATCAATAACCCCACCCACTACGAGGGGGTCGGGCTCACAGCCATAGATGTTATCGAGGCTCACGAACTGAACTTCTCTTGTGGTTCGGCTCTCAAGTACATCTTACGAGCAGGGAAAAAACCTGGAGAGTCCACCCTTGAGGATTTGAACAAAGCCCTTTGGTATGTGCAAAGGGAACTGAATAGAAATCTATCCATTACCCCAACACCTTCCATGTCCTTCAAGCAAGTACAATCGGCTTTCAGCTTACCCCCACATCTAAACCTAGCACTCTCGTCACTACTCTCTTATGAGTTATCCGACACCGCTTTCCATTTAGAGCAAGAGATACAGCGTATCAAAGTCTTAACCAACATCTAAACCCTCATCTATCCATCCTATGGGTTTTGGGGATTTTTTAGCGTTTTATACACCCAATAACTCTAAGAGAACCACAACCAAAGATGGAGAAATAAGATGAGTGACCTAAGGAAGAGAGTTATCCACCTCGCCAACACCAAGACAGAGCTACGCCCCTTTCTCATCCCATTGCTCAAGGGTGCTTCTTTGGAGGAGGTGTTATCCAATAAGGTGGCACTCAACAAAGAGGCTTCACCCATAGATACGGGAGCATTCGCATCTTGGGCTATCATGTCAAACCCCACAGGTATGACCGAGACTGAGGTTAAGAAGTCTCTAACGACTCATGGGATATCCATCAAAGAGCCAACAGATGGTGGACCTGCGGTTTCATCTAAGCGTGGCCCTTTAGAGGTCGGTGAGATTGTCCTTGTAGACGCATCTAAGTGCATGAACCCAAACAATAAGAGAAACTGTGAGGCTCTTGGGTTTAATCCAGCCTCTCCAGTTTATCTCATCGTCAAAGATGTTATCTGCCCCTCTGAACTATCCGCTCTCTGTACGGTCGTTTTATCCCCCATCCTCGATGGCAAAGTCTCACCGAAGGTCTTTAACTTCGAGGCTTCTTACCCCACTCGTATTGCAGGTTTATCTAAGGACTTAGAGAAGGCTACCAAGAAGGGCGATGTGGCGAAGATACAAGAAATCCAAGCCGAGCTTCGTGAGAAGAGCCTCACCCCCCACGATGGTCTTGGCATCTACCGCACAGGATACAAGAACCTTAGCTCGTACCTTCAGTATCTTGAGATGTTTGAGGCACAGACCAAGTTCGTAGTAGTGTACGAGAGAGTGGGCAAGGCTCCCCTACCCGCTATCCGTAGGGACTTTGTGGAAACTTCCGTTAGTGCTAGGACTCGTCAAACGGAAATCTATGGCGAGTTCTCAGACATCATCGACCATGTAGAGTCGTTCTCGTCACGCTACTACATAGGACCTGTTAAGTATGGAGCCATGAGCAGAGAGGGCAAGCTCTTCTTTGCTATGGACACCAAACTCTCTACAGGGTCTGACACCTTCTTCTCGCCTGATAAGGGAACGGTTTACTTCATGGCTCCCTTGTCCGACCTACCCACAAACTGGCAGTCCGACCTTCGTGCAAGGCTCGCTGACCTTGCCACTGAGGGCTGATTAGAAACCGAAGTTAGCGGACTTGGTCGCCTCTTCGTGCTTCTTCCGCTCCACTTCATTACAATCAAAACGGAAAGTCACATCCGAGTGACCCGTGATGATGAGGTTCATCGCCAAGCCTCCGTCCTCGTACCACTCAAAGCGAGCTTGGTCGTTTTCCTCGTCCGAACTCATGTTGTTATGCTCACCATACTTATCCTTGAGCTTGGGATAAAGTGCCTTGAACAGACCCATCGTTCCGCCAAGACTAGAGATGAACTCGGTGGAGTACTCAAACATCACTCGTGACATCACACCGCCCGTGAACATATAGGCGATACGCTTGATGTTATTGTGAGGCTTAGAAAACTCCACCACGACATAGTTCTGTCCAGGGCTAAACACACGCCCCTTTTTCCCATATTTAGCTTCAAGCTGACTCAAGGTGTTGTTCTGAGTCGTCCCAAAAGCAATCGTGTCGTCAAGGATCTTGTACTTGCTTGTGGAGCAAACGCCCTTCGCATAACAGGGGTCAATAAACACAGCCATAAGGCTCATCGTTAAAAGCAACTTCTTGAGCATAAATCCCAAGTCCTTTGTGTTCTACCCCTCGCAAGGGGTTGTGTGGGTTTGAGTGCGGTCTGCACTCCCCCACATATATAAAACACATCAAACGAGGACAGACTTTTACTCCCCAACCCCCACTTTCCGCTCTTCCTTACGGACTTCTCTGTTTATCCAATCATAGGCTTTGTTTATCTGTGCCAAAGAATCTCTGAGATGTGCAGTGTGATACCTCACATACAAGTCTTCAGCGGGCAGTTTTCCAATGTCCTCTAACAAGCTCTCAAGGATAAACGAGGCTTGTGCGAGGTTTTCAGCCATCTTTTCTTTATCCATTTTAGGACTCCTTAGAATCTAGTGGGCGAGGTGGGGATTGAACCCACGACTAACCGGTTATGAGCCGGGTGCTCTGACCACTGAGCTACACGCCCGAAATGCCTGAGGTTGGATTTGAACCAACACGCCCGTTAGGGCATCAGGGTGAGGCCTCACCCGACTGCGACTACTTTACGCCACTCAAGCACATTAAAATATGCTAACCCACATAAGACTCGTGAAAAGCTCTTAGAACCAAACGAAGGTTCGAGAACCCTTACACGAGGATGTCGCACCAACTTTAGACATCGGTCGGTCTTCTGTATCCTATGTTGATTCAGATACATACTATGTTCACTCCGCCTCTTGTGCCTGTGCGTTAGCAAATACCGCTGATCGGACTTGAACCGATACGCCTTTTACAGCGGGGGATTTTAAGTCCCCTGTGTCTACCTATTCCACCACAACGGCTTAGTTTAGCTTACCCCACAAACTCCATCTGACTGTCTGCAAGAACAGCCTTGCAATGCCACCAGATAGTACAGATTTAAGACTCTTTCAACACCGTAGAGAGTCTGTGGGATAACTTGGTGCTTCCTCTAGGACTCGAACCTAGAACCTGTGTGTTACAACACAACACTGCTCTACCCTTGAGCTAAGGAAGCGTCATTTTTTTAAGTTCTTGTCAAAGAGCTAGTACACCCGACAGGATTTGAACCTGTGACCCCCTCTTTAGGAAAGAGGTGCTCTATCCAACTGAGCTACGAGTGCTTACTATCGTAGGTACTATACCACACCCCTTATAAAAAGGAACACCAAAAATGGAAGATTTAATCTACCTCGAACCCAGATCGACCTTCGACCCCATGATCATAGGCGTAGCTCAAGGTACACCCAAGCTCGTCTATGACCTTGACGCTATGATTTCTCATTGGACTCAAGAGTTCCAAGACGCGGAGACCGATGAAGAACGAGCGAATGAGATGGCTTGGGAGTGGTTCGAATACAATGTACTCGGATCCTACATGGGTGAACATACACCCCTCTATGTGTCTAAGAGTGAGGCTATCAACCTAGAGGATTAAATCCTATAACGCAGTAAACCAAACCTCATATCTCATCAGAGAGGGCATATGGCTTACTCGCGTAAAATGTGGAGCGAAGAAGAGGTAAAAATCCTCAAGGCGATGTGTATGTACTTCTCGGCTAGTGTCATAGCCGAACGCCTCGGTCGTGGGGAGTCAGGTGTTAAAGCGAAGATAGCCTCTCTCGGCATAAGCCTTAGGGCAAGGGGGTGGAAGGCAAGACCAAGCCCTCGTGAGTGGTCTAAGAAGGAAATAGATATTCTCAAGAAGAACGCTGGTGTTCTCTCAGCCATAGAGCTTGAGAAGCTACTACCAAAGAGGACTTGTAAGTCTATACGCTTAAAGTCTGCGAGCCTCGGTCTCACCCTCTACAAACAGCCGTGGTCTACAGAGGATTTGGATAAGCTCATTGAGCTAAGAGATAGTGGGATGCCCTTTCCAAAAATAGGGGAAAACCTCGGTCGTACCTCAGGTGCTTGTAGAGCTAAATATAACTACCTCAACAAGTACTAAGACATAATCGGCACAATATACTAAGGGGGGGTTCCTAGCGTGGGGGGTATGCTAGGAACCCCCCCTTAGTTTATCCTTTATACTGCTTTAATAGTCGTTCTATGATTTATCCAATGAGATCAGACCAACCTATGGAGAACACAAATGTCAGACATTTTTGATAGAATCACTGCTGGATTTCTTAACGAGAAGAAAGCAAGCGTTCACCCACAGGCTCGTAGCCTAGCTAATCGCTATATTCAAGCATCAAAGGTTCAAACCTTAGCCTCTAAGGTTGCGGACAAACACGCCTCCCTCACACAACCCCTCATGAACCGTAGAGACTACGGTGTGGTCGAAACGGATAAGTCCGCAGCAGATTTCTTGGGGACTATGGAGCCTACCTCTGAGATGTGGGCAGACGAGATGTGGGCAGACGAGCTTGAGGCTGACGACTTCATGGCGGACAATGCGGTTCAAGTGAACACAGGTTATGACAGCGGTTTAGATTTTACAGGACCAGGGAATGTAGAGGACGAGCTGATCGCTTGTGGTGAGTCTTGGGGTGATGAGATCATCGAGGATGATTTAACGGGCTTTGAGATGATGGGTGAGGAGATTGAGAGTGAACTCATAAAGCACTCTCGTTATAGCGAGGGTGAAAAGGGGAGTAAGGAGTACGAGTCCGCTAAGAAAAAGGGGCTCGTACCTGATGAGTTTTTAGAGTACGAGGGGGCTTATGACCCCAAGTCTGGCGAGATGAATATGTCTCGTATCGAGCAAAACAAAAAGGATATGGGCAAGTCTGCCTACCGCAAGGATAGGCTTGCTTGTGGTTATACGGGAGAGGAAGAGATTATAGACGATTTGGATATGGGTCTAGAACACATGGCTGGCGGTGACGATCACGAACATGGATCTTACATGAGTATCCAAAACCTCCACGAAATGGAGGATCAGCTAGATATGTTAACAGACAGCCTTGAAGAAGACGCTGACCTAGATGATTGGGTTGAGGATAAGATTTCTCACGCCCATGCCGCACTATCCGATGTGTCTCGGTTTATAGGTTATGGTCATGGTCATCATGGGGATGAAGAGGGTTATGGGGATGAGGTTCTAATCATAGACGACTTATCCAATATGGGCAGAACGGCATCTATTAGAGGGGCAAAGGAGGCTGGTGGTCTGTTTGGCTACCCAAAAGCCGTACAGCGGGATGTCGAGACCGCTATACGCAAACTCGAAAATCGCGTTGAGCAAATCGCAAGGGCTGTAGAGACCAAGCACCCAGAGGCAGGCACATACTTCACCAACAGAAACGAAGCAAGTGGGTGTTCAGCGGCAAAAGCCCTCGCCAAGCCATGTGTCTTTAATAAAACCCCCTCTAGAGTCTTATCTGGTGGCTTAGGATTCAAGCCTGCTTGTGTAAAGGCTTGCCACAAAGCAATAGGCGATGTGCTTCTTTACAGTGGTGAGGTCTCACACGGTCTATTCGTTAAACCTCGTGACTATGTGCCTTTTATCCAAACCTACGCCAAAAAGAAGAAATGCCCTTACGCCAAGCTACTCTTAGAGACTATGCCTTTGAAGCCCACTGTAGAACCGACTGTAGAACCGACCATTTAAGCGTTTATAGTAGTGTCTCCTCTTAGTGAGAGGGAGACACACAAGATGAACCCAAAGCTCTTTATGTATGCAGTCTATGGGTTAGTGGGGGTTATCCTACTAAGCGTAGGTGCAAACGCCTATCAAGCCCATAAGCTAAACACCCTATCGGAAACTATCCAAAGACAAATCAAAGGCGAGTTATCCGAAACGGCTCGACTCATCTCACAAGCCAGGGATGAAATAAATGCCGTCCAATCATCCATGCTTACAGAACGAGAACTATCCAATAGGGTAGAAGCTATACTCGGGGGTCTAGGCAAAGACACAAGAGAGAGCATAGAGCGGTTTCAGCAAGAAACAGGTGCTAGGATAGACTCGATATCCGTTCGCATCAGTTCTATGGAAACCCGCCTCAAAGGACAAGCAAGGGTGGGTAGTGGTCAAACAACACCCCCACCTACCTCTTGGAAAGGTGTGACCAAAGAAGACGCTTCTCGCTGTGTGGCTTACCCTGACCTATGCGACCCCCTAGAGTTCTCTTGGGCTACGCCTTATGGAAAGCCCCTAGCTTCTTTCACATCGGATAACATATGGAGCGGTGAATACAACCTCGACCTCAGCCTAGAGTTCAAAGCGGTTATTATTGATTACGCTGAAGACCAATCCAACCTCGGTGCAGGAGCTGTTAGAAATCAAGGGCTACACATCATGGCGGGGTACACGAACGCCAAAGGGGAGTTTGTCACTATAGCTGAAGATAAGCTCGTAAAGGGCAACCCAAACCTCGACTCTCGGTTTTTCTATGTCCCAAAAGTCACCCCCTCAAGCATCAAGACAAGTCTAAGGCTGTTTGAACCCAGCTTGTTAGCGGGTGCAAGCTACACACAACAGATGTATGGCTTCTCTATCGGTGCGAGCTTATTAAATCTATCCAATGGAGAGTACAGATTGGGGTCTCAAGTGGTTGTGACATCTAAGGGTCTACTGCTCGCAGGTGTTTTGTCCTATCACCCCTATGTATTAGGGAAACACCTTAATGTAGCACCCCACCTCGGTTGGGCAGTTGGTATGGATAAATCTAATAGTTGGTTAATAGGTCTTTCTTTTCAAGTGTGGTAAATTGTCAGCCACCACCACAACCCAACCTAACACAAGGTACAGAATCAGATGAGCCTAGCAGAACAAATACAAGATTTCTTAGACGAAGGCATTATTGAGGAGTCTTACTCCGTTATGGAGGGCTCAAGATATGACGGAACAATCATCTTTTATGAAGGCACGGGAGAGAGATACTTATCTCGCCTAAAGCGAGAGTTCCCTAGCGTAACCTTTACCATTAAAAAGGGCGTGGGTATTGATTTCGTACAAGGGAGATCTACCCCCTCAAGCTCTAGGATCCCCTACGGCTCAAGAAACCCCTTTGGTGGCGGTTGGAACTGACGGAACATCCAAAATAAAGGTGTTAAGACCTGTGGGGTAGAAGTCCACTACGAGTCCATATGTGGGAATCTTAAAGTTTCCAATCTTGCCGTCTTTCTCAAAAGTGACAACCACCCCATCAAAGTCCTTCTGCCGTAAGTACTCGATGTGAAGGTTCCCAGTAAATGGAAAGATTTTCACAATCCACTCGGCTCTTGTAAGGCTGATTAACTGCATCTCCACAATAGGCTCTGTTGTAAGCACTCCCTGAGGGTCGTCTATCCAATAAGGTGAGTGTCCCTTTAACAAGGCGAGATAGTAAACAAGCCCAAGATAGGTTAAACCGATATTGTGTGGGTGATGAAGGTTTATCTCTCCCTCTATGTCCTCGGTTAGATGGCTCAGTTCCTCTGAGTTGTCTTCTGAGGGGGTACTCGAACGAAGGTAGCTCTCCACCTCGTCGATAAGTTGTAGACAGTATTGAGCAGAGGTTTTATCCATTATCTCATCCTTTTGGTGTTTCAAGGAGGGTTGGGAGGCAAGGGCGTTATAGGTTTATTTATATAGGGACTCGGCATCGGAGGACATACCTGCTGAAAGGGGGACAACCGATATGTTAATGGATATGCTAGAGGCGTTAAGGCGACCGAACATAACGCAGAAGTCGTGGATGAAAGACTGTGAGTTAATCCTCGGCACTAGAGAAAACCTAGACCAAGCCATAAACGAGTGTATCAACGCACCAGATAAAGTCTATGGATTGGATACTGAGACAACAGGTCTTGATCTGAGGGTGTTCAACGGCAGAACAAGGGAGTCTGTTGTAGGCGTGTGCCTTGCCCCCACAAAGAACAGGGGCTATTACTTTCCGATAGCTCACCAAGAGGGTTCTGAATACAATGTTCCGTGGAGGCTCATGGGACCTGCTCTAGAGCGTTTGTTTGACCTATCCGTTGAAGCACAGCCTATATTTCATAACGCTGGATTCGACCAAGAGGTACTTGAGTTTAATGGATATCATAAGGGACTAGGTGAAGCTCGTTGGGATAGTGGTAAGTGGCACGACACCTATATTCTCAAGTATCTGCTAGACCCCCGCACCAAAGGCGGACGAGGCTTAAAGCATCTCAGCAACGAGCTACTACAGCGTGAGATGATTGAGCTTGATGACCTCATGCCAGACAGCCCGAATAAAAACTTCTCCAAGCTAGACCCATCATGGGAGCCGTGTAAGTGGTACGGAGCGTCTGACGCTATGTGTACCCTCGGCTTATTTGAAGTTCTCAATAAGCAGTACACCAACAGCGGATACCACACCAACACCATCTACGCTCTTGAGAAGTCCACTCTCGTGTCGGTGCGGTGGGTTCATCGTAATCGTGTCTATGTGGATCAAAAGACCGCCCTACGCTTCTGTCAAGATGGTCAACGCGAGTGGTTTGACTCTCTCTTAGAGGTGTATGCAGGTGCGAGCGAAATCGTAGGGCGTGATATCATGCCAAACTACATTAGGCTTCTTAAGGGGGACATAAAGGGTCTTAATCGCTTTGACCACATGGAAGTCGGAAATGGGTACAACTACAAAATCCGTGTAGACGAAGCCCGCAAGGAAGCGGATCGTATGTACCCAGACATTAAGGGGTCACTATCCAAATCCGTCACTAAGCTCAGTACTGCATCTTTTAAAACAAATGAAGATGGAGAGATTGAGATGTACAGCGAGGAAGAGGGTAGAGGTATGGAAGATGTGGACTTCCCCCTTGTGTACGACTTGTTGAGCCCTCAACAGCTTGGTTTATTATTCAGAGAGCTGGGCGTACCCAACCTCATCGCCACAGAGAAATCTGGACAAGTCGCAACATCGGCAGATGTTCTAGACGAGGTCATTAAGAAGGCGAGCGAGACTTTTCCATTTATGGAAAAGGTCAAACGCTTCCGTATGCTTGGAAAGTCCCTCGGTCAGTACCTTATTCCCTTTGTTGAGGATGTCGCTGAAGATGGAACGCTCATGCCCAAGTTTGATCAGTTCGCGGCTGACACAGGGCGTTTCTCATGCAAGACGACTTCAGACCCTAAAAAGACCAAAGACGGAGGGTGTCGTGTGCCATTTCAAGGCATACCCGCCACATACGACCCAACAAAGCCAGAGTGTATCTCTAACCTACGCAAGTGTATAGGTGTAAGGCACCCAGATTGGTATCTTGTGGCGATAGACTATTCAGGTGTTGAGCTACGCCTCGTCACCAACCTATCGGGTGAGCCTAAATGGATAAAGGCGTTCTTCGAGTGTTCTGAGTGTGGGGCTCAGTACCCTAGAGAAATGGACGAACAGGGCTTCCGTAAAGCACCACCTCCTACCTGCGTCTGTGGCTCGGATAAGATCGGTGATCTGCACACGGTGACCGCTGTAGCCTTCTATGGCGAGTCTGCCAAGTCCAGACCAGATTGGAAAGCCCTACGCGGAAACGGAAAGGGGTGCAACTTCGCTCTATCCTATGGTGGCACGGGCAAAGCTGTTCAACGCACTATCGGTTGTACGGCTGAAGAGGGCGAGGAAAAGTACAAGCTCTTCACTAAGGCTTACGATGTACTCACCGCATGGTGGGATCACCAACATCAGTTCGGTAAGAAAAATGGATATGTAAAGACCGCTATGGGGCGTGTTCAGCCCTTGCCCTCCATAAAGGATAAAGACTTCCGCAACCGCTCTAAAGACGAACGCAAGGCTGTGAACGGACCCGTTCAAGGTACATCTGCGGATATAACCAAGCTCGCCATGAGCCTCATCTACAAAACCGCCAAGAAGAATGGATGGTTTGACCGCTTTAAGATGATCCTTACGGTACACGACGAAATCGTCTTTGAGATACACAAGGACTTGTTAACGGAAGCTGTCCCTGTGCTTTGTGAGCTTATGACTCGCAATAAGATTATCCAACGCATGAACTGGGATGTACCCCTCACCGTTGATGTAGAGATAGGGAAAGATTGGACGGTCGAAGACAACCTACGCGATGTACTCAATGGGGAAGGAAGCGAGGATCTTATCCGTATCTTCGGTGGAAAGAAGCCAGACCCCAAGCCTGCACCTCCACCTAAGCCTGTAGAGCCACCAAAGCCCACCTATGAGGTCAAAGACTTATCTGAACACACCGCCAAAATGGTGGCTGATTGGATAAAAGAGCAAGCAGGTAAGCCTTTTGTGGTTAAATATAGTGGAAGGGATATAACCGCCCTCTTTACAGAATAACACCCCCTTACACATGGGGGATTGGAGTGATACCCCCCATGAAAAAAGACTTGTTCGCTCTGTGTTTCGAAGACGCTAAAAAAGCACAACCTCAGATCACCAACACACAAGTTCAAGAAATCTTCTGCAAGGTCTGCAAAAACAGAGAGTGTGGTCGAGCAGGTTGGGCATCTACAAGCTGGGAATCACGCATATCCACACAAGTAGATAGACTCATACTGAACCCCAACATTGTCCCTAATGCACAAGGTACACAGTGGGAAGGGTTATCCAATTTTGAGGGATTCGTAGAGCCAAATAGGATAGAGGTGTGGGGCTCTGAATGGAAAAGCAAAGAGGAACTCATGGGGCTGAGTGCTGATAGGATAAGTGCTGATAGCAAGCTGGTGCTTATAGACTCACCAAATCCACCTCAGTCACCACCTAAAACAGAACCAAGCCCACCCATCATTTATCCAATAGATGAAGGTAAGCCTAAGACGACTGCACCTTCGAGTTCTAGTAAGGCTTTCAATACACCTCCACCTAAAGAAATCTACATAGGTGGAGGGGTGGGCAAATCTGTAAGTACGAGTGATCCGTGGGCATCACCTACTCCGACCCTTAAGGTCGGTGGTACATTTAAGATGGGTAAGTAAAGGAGAACTAATATGATAGAACTGACAATCACTCAAAAGTTCCGAGAGGGCTACAAGGTTGTAGTACCCTCTGCGTTAAAGCCTAAACTGAAGCTACTTCCTTATGTGGAAAATTGTGTTTATGTAGACCCCTCACAGATTAAAACTGGTGACCGATTGTGTTTTGTGGACTGGGTTAACGCCAACGAAATGGATAGATTTAAATGGAAAAACTATTATGACTATTGAGTGGATGGTGTCCCCCATAGGGCTATTACCCCCTCCGCTCCTAAAAGGGCTCTACTCGAAGGACAAAGAAACTATCCAAAAGGCTAAGGATTGGATAAAAAGGAACGGAAGGATTATCCTTTTTACCAAAAAGCTCATCAAGGGGGACGAGGACATCTACATGACAGACGATGGAGTTATCCTATTAAGAACCAAGAACTACTCGTCTATAGAGGAGATGAGGGTTCTTGCCTTCAAGAAAGACAGGGTGCTTTACGAACAGGTTATGGCACTAGGGGAGGATAAAAATTCTGTACTGAACTTATTAAAAAATCATGAGCCTTTGTTCTAGCAAGTATTATAAGGGTAGCTGAGAGGTCTACCACATTCACCACAAAGACCCTCAACGGAGTCGTTATGAGTGCTAATATGTCACAGCGTATCGCTACCCTTAAGAATCTTATTGTTGAGCTTGAGGCGGACGCACAGAAGTCTGACGCAGGCAACAAGGCGGCGGGCGTTCGCGTTCGCAAGGCTCTTCTTGAGGCAGTTAATCAGATCAAGGACGCTCGCAAGGCTTCCCTCGATTCCTCCCGTACTGAGAACGAGTAAGGCTTAAACAACCTCTCGCTTTTAGACCCCTAATAACAAAAGTCGTGCTGTCGGACACCCTAGTCCTCCGAATAGGAGACTAGGGTTTCGATTTTTATAGGCTCCCCCAACTACCATCCCATGTCGTGTACTTCACGCGACTCAGCCCACTTCGCCTTATGTGGTTCATACAATGAACACAGGGTTGTGCCATCGTCCTTGTCCCATCCTTTAAAAACCTCATCACCTCCAACGAGTCTCCAGGCTGGCTAAACCTCAACGCTGACATCTCAGCATGAAGCGTACACACCTCTGTACCATCTGCCGCTATACGCCTAAATCGTGGGTGTGTCTTATCCGTATTGATGCCTATATAAACTGGCTTCCCTCGTCTATAGAGAACACAAGCCACATGGTACTTTCCCCCATTAGATAGTGCTGCTACCATCGCTTGTCTGTGTATGGTCTTCATAAGCTAACCCTAACCTCTTTATAACCACCGCTTGTGTGTCTACAAGGCAGTATCTTATGCTCGAAGATCTAACCAACAGCGTACTATACAAGTACCTAGAAATCTATAAGCTGACAAAAGGAGCTTCCATGTGGGAATGCTATTACAGTGAAGAGATGGCCCTCTGCTTCTGCATATGGGTGGAAATCATACTGTCATGAAAACATACGCCTTCGTTTCCAACTTACACACCCTATTGGAAAGTAAGCTGTCCCAACGCCTAGAACGCATCGGTGCCTACTTATCCAATAAGGGGTACATCCTTTGGACACGGGGTGACTCGTCTGCCGAGCAAATAATAAACACAGCCCACGAAGATAAAGTAAACCTACCCAAAGGTGAAAACCACTTTCCATTTAAGGACTCGGTACTCGATGTGGGGTGTAATATCTACGAGGGCATCGAGAAAATGATCGGCATTGAAATATCCAATCGGCTACGCCATGTAGCTTTAGTCGAGGGTAGAGATTTCTTAATCTACCTCTGTGACAACGAACAAGATGAAGATATTAGGGCGTGCCTTCTAGCCGCAAAAGCATTTGGTGTTCCCACATACGACTTATCCAATCAGCAACAAGAAATAGCCAATCTGCTTAAAAGTATCCAATAAAAGCTAAGGGGTACTTGGTATATAAATAAGCTCTCTTAGCTCAATGGTCAGAGCAATCGGCTGTTAACCGATAGGTTCTAGGTTCAAGTCCTAGAGAGAGCGTTTTGCTGTCGTAGCCCTACTGCTGAATCTATAAACATGAGAGGGTGTTATAACAGCAGAACAAAGGGGCTAAAGTGATTATTTGTCGAATCACAGAGAATGAGTACCTCCAAGTCGCTTACCTTGATGACCACGGATGCGTAAGCCCAGAGACCCTACAGGTTAAGGTTTCGCCTAGAGAACTTGCTAATATCGAAGGTTTTCTTAACAGAGGCTTAAAACGAAGTGAAAAGTCCTTTAACAACTTCGATGTGGAAGTTATGGCAGAGGGGCAGTATTGTATCTGTTTGTACCACGCTACCCAAAGGGCTGTGATTACAATCAGAGGAGAAACGATTCAACTACACTTCAGCCTTATCTCAGTCTTAATAGAAGAGCTTAATAAACTTATAAAAGGACATGGGGGGTGATGGGTCTGACCGAACACGAGGTACGACCAAACCCACCACCCCCCACCACAACACGCACAACCCAGGCGGGTATGCTCTGTACCCACGGGATTGTGGGTATCAGACTGCGACCAACAGGGCTTGAACCTGTGACATTCGGTGTGTAAGACCGATGCTCTACCAACTGAGCTATAGTCGCATAGAACCATCGATGGGATTATACCATCGTTTACACAACTTTCCTATAAAGAAAGTTATTGTCAACCTCGAAGCCACCATATAAGGTGGGCAACAGAAGGAGATAAAATGACACACGAAGAACAACAACTAGCCATCTTGCTCTTTGGATTTTTCTTAGGCGGATACCACAGCGTAAAAGCTGTCGGGACGATATTCGTCATGCCCCTCCTCTCACCCATCTATATGCTTCTCTTCACAAGCATACACCTATGGATTACAAAATGACAGACGCACTACTTGTCGGTTGGGCTACTACCCTTGCCTTTTACCAATCCGCTCAGTACTCCGAGGGCAACCCTCGGATGGCACTAATGAACGCTCTTGTAACCGCACCCTTCTATGTCCTCATCGCCCTCGCCCTCGCAACCATTATTGGAGCTTAGAAGCCGAAGTTTGTGGTCTTACGCTTCTTCTCTGTGAGGTAGTCCGTAAGGGGCTCGCAGTTATAACCCATCACAATCGTGTAAGGGTCTTTAGCTGTCACTCGGAAGCCTGCACCATTGTCGGATGCCCAAACGAATCGGAAACCACCCTCTACAGGCTCTTTGTCGAGGGCTAGTCCGAACTTCTCGTTTGCGTTCTTAATGATATTCAACGCTGCCTTCGCAGGTCCGCCTTGCTCGTCTTGGAAGCTGTTGCTGTAAGAAATAAGCACCTCGTGTACATACCCATCGAGGATAAGAAGGCGAACCTCATCAAAAATCTGTTGCTGAGAGAGAGGGTATTTCATCTTAACACCCTCTGCGTCTGCGGTCACAATCAGAGATGGATTGTCTGCCCTCAACTTCTTAACAGCATCTGCTTGCTTCATGCCAAAGGTTATCCCCTTAAAGGGGATAGAGTACTTAGAGCCTGCACAAGTAGGGACTTCAGCGTAGCTCACGCTCATGCCCAAGAATAGGATAGATAAAGATACAATAAGATTTCTCACCTTAAGTCCTTTTGTTTCTTTCAAAGAGGTTTGTGCTTGTAGAGAGCGGAAAACGGGACTTGAACCCGCAACATTCAGCTTGGAAGGCTGACGCTCTACCATTGAGCTATTCCCGCATAAGTTAAAACGAGTGGGGGGAGGAGGATTTGAACCTCCGAACTCTAACGAGGTCGGGTTTACAGCCCGATTCCTTTGACCACTCGGACATCCCCCCAAAGAGCTACACCAAGCAGGGCTCGAACCTGCGACCCACGGCTTAGAAGGCCGTTGCTCTATCCAACTGAGCTATTGGTGCGAAGTACACCCCTTTATACCAAATGAAAGGGTGTGTTAAAAAAAATCTTAAGGAAGCAAGCTCGAAGGGTTCGCCTTCAGCTTCGAGGACACCTTCTTCTTGGGTGCTTCCACCTCGACTGCAATAGGCTCTGCCTTAGACTTCTTGTTCTGTACAAACGAGAGCATATCCTCAGCAATAAACAAAAGATGGTCGTAAGAGATGGGCGAATCAGTATTGGATAAACGAGCGACCTCTAGTGCGAACTGAAGCACCTCAAAACGCAAGCTCTCCTCACGGCACTTCTTTTCAAAATCAAGGTGCTTCTTCTCCAACTTAAGTTCTGTCTGCTTTGTCTCAAAATCGCTCATAGCTTCTCACTCCTAAGGGTGGGGTTAAGAACACACACCATAATACCACTATTTATTTGTTTATAGACCAACCCATATTGGCTTAAACAACACAGGAGAACTAACCATGATGGATAGACAAGCACAGCTAAAGCGTATCGCAGAACTACAAGTAAAAGTCGCTCTACTTGAGCATGAAGCTGGTGTAGGTGACAGCCTCAAAACCTTCTTCGTTGACTATATCAAAAACCCCACAATGAAACTCGTGGATCTGCCTAAGAAGCTGTGGGGTCAGCCTCTTGAGGAACTCTTCGACATCACGATTAAGCACCTCGCCCCTGAGATGACGAGGGTTATCCGAGAGGCTCAGATAGAACTCCATGTGGAAGAATGGAAAGCAGGATTTGAGGCTCGTCAACAAGAGCTGACCTTCTCAGAGGGTTATGCCGAGCTTGACCTCAAGCCCTCTAAGGGCAATGAGGATTGGAACGCTGGATATATGTACTACGAGGAGAACAGAGGCAGTACTTGGAGTCCTAGACTCCAAAAGATGGTGGTGGAGCAAGGATTACGAGAGTGGAGTGACCTTGTAGGTCAAAAGGTGGTTTCCACTAAACTAAGCGATATACTGCACACCCTCAACCCCATTGAACTCATAAAGCAAATCGTACACGCGGTTAAGAAGTACGGAATCAAGACTGCACTACCCATCGTGATTGTGGAAGTGGTATTGCACTCTATGCCTGTTTGGGCTTCTAAGTTTATTGGTCCCGCTAAGGCGGCGGCTCTTTCACAAATCCCCATCACCGAGCTACTCACACCTGCCTACTTAAAATGGATAAGTGGGGCGGAGTCTTCAGAGGATGCACCAGGTTATCTTGATTGGTACGAGAAAGAGTTCGGACAGCAAAAGCTCGCTCACAAACGGGTCGCCTCAAGGTGGCAAGCTACTCATAACCGAGTTCGTCAAGCATCCAACCGAAGAAATGCCCAACGCTGAGTAAGCATATCATAAACGCTATGAACTCATAGTCCGCACAAAAGAACCACACAAGCAAAGAAACCACCGCGTAGAACACCATAAAGTTAAAGTTTCCGTTCATACTTGGACACCTCCGTTCGGTATCCATTATAAGAGCCTAGTCGTCTAAGTTAGTTATCTTCTCTAGGATCTTCTCAAGCGTAGAAATCTCTTCTTCAAGCAACGCAGTATAAGCCTCGTGAGTGTATCCAAAAGGGGTTTTAAAGCTCCCTTCCATATGGGACTTTAAGGTTCTTTTTTTAGTGCCAAGAGATTCACTGACAAAGTCCCAAACACGCTTGTGTATCTGATTCATCTTTGTGTACCCCTTAAATGAGAAACCCCCACTTAGGGGTGAGCTAAGTGGGGGTTCGGTTGAGAGTACTCCCAACGGGATTTGAACCCGTGTTACAGGAGTGAAAGTCCTGCGTCCTAGGCCAGACTAGACGATGGGAGCGTCTAACTAAACCCTTATACCACACATAAGGGATAATATACAAGTTTTTTTCTGTTTATAGGGAGCCTTTTACACAGATCATAAACATGGGGTTTAGTAATGAAGAAGAAATCGTCAAGCCAAGCGAGCTGGTCGCTTCTTTCTGAGGGTGTAAGCGGAGCAAGGGTCGAGGCTCACATCCTTAGGTCAGCACTTAACCAAGTTCTATCTGCTCTTGACGACCAACCCCAAGTTAAAGAAGCCGTCTATACGCTCTGTGGGGATAGCTTTTCTAATATGGAGCTACACTTATCCAAAATGGAGCGAGATTTGGATAGGACTAGCTACGCTCTGATTACGATGGGTGACGCTTTCTACAGACAACAGCTTACTCATGAAGACAGAGAACTTGTAGACCAAGCCTCTACCTTCGTACCTAAGCCAAAGCCCACCATAGTAGAAGACTCTATGAGAAGAACCGCCAATACCCAACTATTCGAGATGGCAAAAGAGGAACTCAAAGAGTCTATATCTGATGTGTCGGTGGAAATGGATTTCGACTACAAGTTTCAACAAACGGGATCCATACTCAAGGTCGTCTTTAAGGATACCCGTAGCGAGTTTGGATACGACACATTCACAGCCGAGGCTCAAGCAGAAACCATTTTCCACCTAATGACAGACAGCAAGGGTGACAGCCACATCAAAGGACTCAAGGCTCAAGTAAAGGGTGGGGTTCTTTACTTCACAGGCTTTTAAATGGCGGACAAACTCTTCCTCTGCCTATAAGCCCTCTTACGGCAGTTCTCTGAACAGTACTTCTTATCCATTATCCCCTTACCACCCTTCTTATCGGATAGCTTATTAGGGCAACCGACAGCTTGGCACTTGGGAATCTTATCCTCCAAGAGCTTTTCTGCCTTTATAGCCCTCATTTTGTGGCGAGAGTAGTTCTTACGGCAGTTCTCTGAGCAGTACCTTGTTGAGTTTTTGCCTTTAGGGATTTCTTTACCACATAAGGGTGAAAGACAATAATAAACAACTGAGTTTTTAACTAGCGGTAGACCACCATTATCCAAGTACTCTTTCTCTAGGGTTTTCGTAAGTTTATGTACCCTTAGTTCTTCTTGATTAAGAGGCTTTCCAGCATCACTGCGACCGCAACAATTTGCGTAGTAACAACTTTTTGAGGCTTCATTAAACCAAATCGTGGGGGTTAAATGAGCCATGCACCTCCAAGACTTGGTGAGTCCATCTGACTCTATCTTCCATTGTACTTTACACTCTTTGCTCATAAACTAATACCTCTGTCGTTTGTTTACCCTACAATACCAACACGGTTTGTAGGGCTGACAAAAGTATAGGTTTTAAGAGCCTACCCAAAGGCAAAACCTCGAATAAGTGTGGGTATTAGAGAGAGCTTCTTACATTGAAGGTGAACTGAATGTACAACAGAGGGAACACAGGCTTGTAAAACGCTTCGACCAATAAGCCAGTAGGGTCGTTAGGGTCTTGTGTGACGCTCAAGCCTGTGTAGGTGGTGATTAACTGCTCGCTCACAAGCTGTTTGAACATCGCGTTGACCTTGCCCTCTATCTGAGGGATCACATTGGGCAAGAACTTCACACCGATGTACTGATTCAGTGTATCCCTCGCCCTAAGGTGTACCTCGTCAGCGATTTGGATAACGGTGGGGGTCTTGGTTAAGACTGAGGTCATATTGGTCGTTAAACCATGACGCACAGAAATAACACCACGCTCCGACTTCAGAACAGTCACGCCCGCGTTGGCTGTCTGATTTGCGTCCACAGCGTCTAGTACACGACCTAGTGCAGTAAACCCACGGATAGCCCTATTCGTCCACGGAGTCGCAGGGTCTACCGTGTTGTTTGTCGTAGCGGCGGCTAACGCCACCGCAAAATACGAACCATCCACTAGGAAGTTCTGTGTCACACCGCTCGCGTCTACAAAAGAAACACGACCGATGTCAGGGTACACAAGGCACACACGCATATTAGAAGTAGCGGTAGCTAAAGCCTGTACCTCACGAGGTTGAGTCCCAGCTCTGCAACCAAGTATCGCTCTACGCTCCGAACGGAAGCGGATACTGCTCTGCAAATCCACATGGTTCGAGAGAGAAGATAGGATAGACGAGGTGGCAGGGAAAAGAGGAACAATCACATTGGGAGATAAGCCATCCGATATGTCACCCTCTACAGCCACAATCGCATCGAGGACTTGTTGCTCGGTGAGTGTCGTCTGTCCAGCCTCTAAAGGTACTTGATGGAGTGCGACCGCCCTCGCTCCATTCGCAAATGCAAGATAAGCACCTAAGCTCAAGGTGTTCTGAGGATTAATCTCTCCATAGGTGGAGATCACATCCGCCATATTGGTGAATACGCTCGTACCAAAACGAGTGCGTTGGCGAGTGTAGTCTATGTAGTAGACCTGCCCTATGGTCGGCTCCTTGCCACCCTTAAAGAAGGTCTCCACTAAGGCTGTATCGCCCACCTCAGCACCTACGGTATTGGACACCGTTAGGCTCACACCGTAAATCATGTTCACAGGGACATTCGCGTTGGTCTTAACGACCTTAGCTACCTTAAAGGACAGCGTTGCGTCTCCACCTGTGGGATAGGTGAGACCGCCCTCTCTAGGCAACAGCGTAAAGGTTAACCCTGTCACTGTGTCAACATAAGTCTGTCCCACTACACCATCTTGTCCAACACCATCGTTGAGACTAGAGGTATTCGCAGAACCTGAACCTTTGGGGTTATCCGATGTGACCACAAAGCCCTGATAAGAATCCTCACCAACAGCACCCTCACCCACAGCCAACTTAAAGCCATTACCCTTAGTGGTGACAGCGTTGCCGCCAGTAATGGAAATGTAGCTGGTGGAACCGAAACCCATGCTCTCTAAGATCACAGAAGTCTTACCCACACTATCCGTAAAGGTGTAGGCGATTGCTGTCTCTGTGAAGTATGCAAAACCTGCATCCCCTTGAGGGTCTTCAGAGAACAAGAACGAGGACAAGTTAGCACCCGAGTTATTATGGGACATGAGTCCAGATACAACACCGAGAGCAGTCGCCACACTCGTAGAGCTTATCGCACCCTCACTCACGCTGAAGGTGTCGTTGGCAGAACCTGCACCTACTACAATGCTCGCGTTCGTATCCTCTTTGGTCGATACAACACGCAGTCCAGCACCCTCAATCAAAACCACAGCGTCTGCCGAGGCTGAGAGGATTGCCGCCTCTAGCTCCGACTTAATGGCTTGGAGATTCAACAAGCTACCAGAGGCAGATGAAGTGAAGTTCGTGACGACGCTCACTCCATTAATGGATAACACAAGCTGATCGTTAACAGCGTTGTTCACATCAGTGCCATCATAGAACAAAGTAGCTGGGAGAGAACCATCTTGCACAGTCCAACCCACGCTTAATAACAAGCTAGGCAGAGAAACCACACACTTCGCATTTAAATTGGATAGTGTCGAAGGTAATCCTGCTTTAGCTGTGTCAGTACCCCCTGTAAGGGACAAGCCCACATCCGTTTGGGGGTAGTAAGTGTTACCACAAAGAGTTCTGCTCTTTAGGATAAGTCGAGCTTGAGACTCAAGTGAGTCTGTGGTCTTTACAGAAGAAGCGGCTACAGGTAAGAAGCCCCACTTAGTCTGTGTGCCACCTGTGGCGGTGTCTGCGTCCAATCCACCAATAGAACAGAAAGAAGTATCGTCGGCAGCAATAAACTCAACATAACCATAGGTATCTGTTGTGCCAAGTCCATTAGGCAAGCTCTCTAGAGTAAACACCAAGCGTCCACTCGCATCTGCGGTTACGCTAAAGGTTAAGCCAGAGAAGTCTGGCTGTCCCAAAACCAAGATGGTGACCGCATTGGAAACTGCGGTGTCTATAGCGGAGGCGAGGGCTGAGGCATTAGCGTAAGCACCAGGTGTTATACCGACAGAGATATTTCCAGAAGGACCATTCACATTACCTGTGTAGTGCATAGTGAATAGCTGGTACGAATCAGCAGCGATATCTAGTGTGGATAAACGAGACATACCCACATAAACAGGAGGTGCGGATGCCGCCGCCAAGTTGATGGAGCTTACCCAATCTGTAATGTCCAAATTGTCTCCGCTCATGGAGGGCGTAATGGAAACACCATCCACAACAAGGTTAAGGCTAGAAACCAAGCCCTCGCCCAAGTCGGTCTTATTGGACGACTCAGTGTAGGGGAGTAAACCACCCACATACTGAGTCAAAGGGTGACGGAGGTTAGTATCCGTTGTGTCCCCCAAGCTCACGGAGATCGAGGTCGAATCCACCTCTAGCTCAAGGGTGTCTGATTTGGTACTTACAGGGAAGTAAGGGGATGTACCTGTGAAACTGAACACAGCCGATGTTGAGTCGAAGTCCATTAACTCAACCGTCACATTTTCGGACACAGGTGTGCCACCCTCTATACGGGCATCACTAACAGCTTCGGAACCCGAGGGGAAGTTAAGGGTGACAGCATCTAAGTCTGTACCCTTGCCCTCAAAACTCACACCATAAAGGGATACACCCTCTTTGGTAATAGAGTATGTGCCGATTCCAGATGTACCTGCGGTTTCTACCTTCAGCACATAACCACCACCGACAGAGGCGATTTGGTCTTGGATGTTGTTATAGTAGAAAGTGGCGAACACCTTGTGATTCGAAGGTACTGCGGAACCCAAAGTCACTTGTGAGTTCGTTGGGTTAAGCCTCACCACACTCACTGGATCTCTCTCTATTGCATCGGATAGGGATGTACCAGTGTAAACAGAAATAAGATCAGTACGACTTGTGGGGAGTCCAGTACCTGTTCCATCTGTGGGTTGATAAGGAAGCTGAAAGGTGTTAGCCAAGACACGAGGAGGAACCACAGAGGTGTTCACCACGGGTGAACACTCCACCAAGAAAGCTCTCTCGTCTTTGAGGCTTGCGGATACCTGTATCTCTCCAAAAGGTGTTGTTCCATTCTGCACCGAGCCATTGGAAACTAACGATGCAGTACCCCACACAATCTTATCGTCTTGAAGTATCCAATCCACACCCTCGATGAACTGAGCGGAAGCACCACCACCGCTTGCCACGAGAGAGACTCTGTCCACGGAGACAATGTCGCGTCCAGGGATGAAGTCGAACTGATCTCTGAACGAGTTAAAGTAGTAAGACACCAAGAGGGTGGAGCCCACACTTGGGGGATTGGATAGAGTGATGGCACCTGTTTGCCCGTCTACAGAGGCAGGGGTCACAAGGCTACCATCTATCTTCACGATAACATCGGTGACATCGGTCGTGGTTACACCACTATTAGTCCCATCTACAATGGGGGCGTGTTGGGTGTAAAACACAACAGAACGGCTTGAACCTGTTTGGTTCTCGTAAAGCCCCATACCCCCATTAGCTGTGCCTGTGCCGATTCGGATAAACCCATCGGCAACGAGCTTGAGGTTTACAGAGCCATTGTTATCCGTATATGTAGAAGCTGAGAGGGAACCCATCTCAGCCGCATTAATGACACCGACTACGCGATCCAAGCTGTCCAAACGATCTGTCCCATCGGAGAGGGGCAGAGTCACTTGATATACGGTTTGGTCACAGGTGACGACAAAGGTGTTAGAGGTTGCTGTAAAAGCAAAAGAGCCTGCTGAACCCAACAACTCAGTCTGTGTGCTAGTGATTTGAGAACTCATGTCCTCGTCAGTCACAAGCGTGTCTTTACGGTCGAAGAAGTAAGATACCCTCACATCGTCGTCAGCAGAAGGTGCTTCTGCGATGGTGACAACACCTGTGGTGCCATTCACTGAGAGGACAACAGTGTTGGTTCCGTTTATCAAAACGGATACCGAGGTAGGATTGGTCGCTACGGTAGCAGAGCCATCACCAGTTACGATGGGGAGATTGCGGACAACAATGGAGGTTATTTCCCCATCAAAGTCACCAAGCTCAAAAGAACCATCTGGGTTTGTAGAAACAAGTGCTCTACCCGTAGCATCTTCTTCCACAATGCGTTGGTCTACAGAAGCAGAGCTTCCTCTTACAAGGGTATTGCCTTTAGAGATGATTGTCTCACGACCTGAGCCAATCAATAAAGGTACTTTACCTGTGACTACAACATTGGGTTGTGTTTGAAGGTCAAACACAGACTCCGTGTAAACTCCTGGGGGAGCATAACCACCTCTGATAGCCATATTCTTACTCCTGTTTATTGGGGGTGTTAGTTAGATTGAGTCTGCGTAAGCGTTCTTTCCTAAACGCCTCGCTCTCATTTGGCTTCACAGCGTATGTCCCATCAGGCATTTTCATGACATCTTTAGAAGTCGCACCCTCGGTGGAATCCACTAGGTCTATTTTCGCCCGCTTGCGGTAATAGATTACACTCCACTTGTCTTGTGCGTCTTCACCTATGACTCGGTCGTAATCCAAATCAAAAGACTCGATGCCACTATCTTGTGCCTTCACCAAACCACTATCGTTCTTCACAGCAGAGCTAAACCCAATACTTAGAGACCCAACCTCAAGCATGGCTGAACCACCACACTCACAGCGGATCTCTTGAACTTCCTTAGAAGTCCTTTTCTTTTGGGAAAGTCCACAATCGTGACACTGATAGGATAAGATGGGCATCTATACTCCATGTAAAAGCTATGCGTTTATATAGCTATCTATCATAGATAGATTATTGAACCACCCCACCTCTTTTATCCATTATGCACTATCCAATAATCCGCTGTCTAAAGCTGTCCGAGTTTCCAACACCCACTATCGGTTGACCCATAGGCATCAACTCCATCGGCACCACATTGTTTGTAGACACCGACAAGATCGGAATAACTAACGGATAATGGATAAACCAATCGGCTTGGATCGTGAAAGATATAGACGCTGTGTAGAAATAATCATCCCCATTGTCGTCATACGCCTCCTCTCCCTCTCCCCCTAACGACACATTCGATAACTCCAGACCCATAGTGGATAACTTCGGTCTTAAAATAGACCACAGCCACACCACCGTCTTATCCGCTATGTCCGCCTGTGAGTGGACATCCCTCGTTACCAAATCTACATCTACGCTTATGTCCCACCGCCCACCATATTCCTTGCTTACTTGTGTCCTCGTACCCTCCACCAAAACTGCCATCTTATCCCCAGCCTCTAGCTCACGACCAAAAGCCACCACCACACCATTGATTAGATTTCTGTAAGCCAACGCTGGCTGTACCGCATAAGGACCTGTCTGTGCGTCTTGCTCGGTGTACCTCGCCTCTAACCTCAACTTAGATGAGGGCAACGCCTCCGTTAAAGTCACCGTAGAACCATCTAAGGTGTACTCGGACGAACTCAATAACCTACCTGACGGATACTCTATCAACCTCAACGAGTTTTCTATCGGCTCACCCAATAAGGAAATCTCCGTAGGCGAGCTAAAAATCAAAGAGGTTTCATGAACCCGTCTGTACTTTTGGATAACCGCATACTTTATGTAGGGGTCTTCCACCTCTACAGTCGGCTCAATAATGGATATGATGTACACCCCCTCTTCTGGAGTCTTCATCATATCGTCCCGAACCCACTCGATGGATTTACCCTTGTACGGAGGAACCTGTGCCAATGACACATAGCCCTCTATTATGCCCATGTAGTTATCATTGGATAAAACCACATTGCTTGCACCACCCGTTTTGACCACCATGCCAAACTGAGGACGCTCATCAAACGAATACTTACCTTGTATGTTCTGAGCCAAATCAGGATATCTAGGGTGATCCGCCCAATACTCCCTAAACTCCTTGATTATCCTATCCCTCACGGCAAGCGTCAAATGGTGGAACATTTATCTGTGCCTCTGCCTCAGTAGATAAAGGTTCGTCTCATGGGCGTTCGCAAGGCTCATTACATAATCGTCCAAACCCAACGATAACATCCCGTGCTGTTTTAACATATCGTAAAACACCTTCAGCGTCTTCTGAAGGTTCTCTTCGATATGCAACGCTCGCTTCAAGGGCGATTTCTCACCTTGACTCTGCGTGATTAAGTTCGAAGTCATAAGCTGTGCTTGGTCTACTGCGTCAAGTGCGTCAGAACCGAACTCGCCTATGATCTTTTCTGCAAGGGTGTCTATCTCGTCCACCAAGCCCGCATAGAGCTTCTCCATCAATAAATGGTCGCCATAAGAGGCTGTACCCTTTACTTGCCAATGAGAAGTCCAATGCGACCAATGTGCCGCTCTTAGGATTGCCAACAATGCCTGCATTACGGATAGTTTATTCATCATTTCTGTTCCTCTCTTTCTGCGTTGTCTGATTTTACTTTTGTTCTTCTTGTAGTACTTCTTAGCATAGTCCTTACGGTATTTCCTAAATCTCGCATCCGACCTCAGTCGTTTCCGATAGACTTTCCGTAATAACCTACGCCTTTGATTGTCGGGTCTACGCCTTAACGCACGAGTCTTTTGCTTCATACGCTTCATTGGACCACGAGGAGCACGAGCTAGAGCCCCCTCTAGTTCAAAATCCCCCTCAAGCTCTTCTGCAACCCTATAGCGTTTATCCATTACACTTCGGATAGCATCTAGGTGCAAGTCCAACATAGCTCTCTTCTTTCTGTCGTCTCGGTCGTTCTTTTGTTTTCTTGTAGACACCCCACCACCCTCAAGCCTCTTAAACAAATGGGGGTTCTCTCTGTACTGCTTTTGGTATCTGAGGATACGCCTCTTATTACGCCTGTAATAACGCTTACGCCTCAGCTTTACCTTGTACTTGTTCTTGCGGTTCTTACGCCTACGCACCAAGTAATCCCTCTTAACCTGCCCCTTTTGTGTACGCTGTCTCCTACGAGGTGGAAGAACTCTTATCTCACCCAAATGCACCACATCAGAACCAACACGCACCAATAAACCTTCAGAGTCTATATCCCACCAACCCTCTGAACTATCCATTAGTACAAGGCTGTCAGATGTCATCTGTCCGCCTCTTCATACCTGTGCTGTTCTGTTGGTTTATGTATGGATGACCGTACTGATCTCCAGGCAACCCACTCGAACGAGGACGCTCATGTAAGGGCTTCCCATCAGGCTGATTCGGTATGGCGTTTGGATTGGGCTGTTTTCCATAAGAGGTAGAAGCACCTGAGCTATCTGAAGGTGTGTTGTAAACAGGTGGTCCTACCCTATGTTCGTCTCTGCCCTCAGGATGCCCACTCGGTAAAGGCAACACCCTATCTCGCTGTGGCTTTCCGTCCTCGTAGTCCTCTCTAGACTTCTCGGGGTTTGTGTCGCTCTCTACTTGGTCTTGCCGTGTCTTCTCTACCCATGTCTTAACACCAGCTAAATCTTGTGCTGGCTGAGAAGCACCTTGTAAGTACAAATACGCCACCCTACGAGCCATAGACTGAACTACAGCCTTCTTCTTAGTGACCTCTTTAGCTTCCTCACTAAAAGTCGGAGTGTTAACAGGTTTCTGCCCACGATGCTTCGCCTCCTCCCTACGCTTCTTTTTGGCAAGCTCCGCTCTGTCTTCTTTGGGCATATCCCATGCTTTTTCTCTAGGCATACACTTGAGAGGCTTCTTTCCTCCACTTGTGACATCCGCCCACTCTGGCTCACTAGATACGGCACATGGGCCAACAATGTCTCCAGGTTCATAGGTCTTCTTCTCTCCATCCTCTTTCGTGACGGTGTGCTTCACAGGGGTGACCGCTATCCAATCTCCCCATGTAGCCCTCTCATCAGGATCTCCTCCACCATGCCCCGCAAACCAAGTACTCAACCCACCCTTACCCGTGTTCTTCATCTTCGAGTCGTCCCTCTTGGCTGAGTACCTTTCCGCTACTCGGCTTGCTGACTTGCTGTAGCAATCCTTGTAGGGTCTGCACGATGCCTTTTCTGAAAACCCCATCTCATCACAAGTCTTAGACTCACAATGCTCCTTGTCCCACTTACGAGGCATCTCGTACTCAGAACCCTCTTTTTTCCATTTTCCCCCAAGACGCTTATACTGAGCCAACGCCCAACCATTTGCATATGCAGACGGAAAAGTCGTGAAGCCCTTTCCGTCATTAACAGGGTTAGCAGTCTCATCTCCCCTTGTGACGGGTTTATCCGACTCACCCTTAGCAAGAGCCTGTATCTCCGCCCATAGCTTTTCATCTACAGGTACATTCTTAGCCTTACCAACACGAGTAGATGAGGAGTTATTGGAAAACCCAGAGTCATAAGGGATTACCCTAGCTGAACCACTACCGCTGTCATGCACATACCCTGTGTCGAGCTTGTTAGCTGGAGTTCTCCCATACGACTCAGATCTATCCAAGTTCCGATACTTGAGGTTGGGTGAGTCAGGACTTGGGCGACCTATGTTCCTAGAGCTATCCCCATTAGGCAACGCACTATGGTTTGCTGTGCCATCAGGGTTAGTACCCTTTTCGGCTGAACCATTGGATAAACTAGACAACGAGTCAGGAGGGGATACCTCCCTATAGAAGTCTGCAAATCTCTTGTGTCTCATGAGTCGCTCCCCTTATTAGCTTAAGGATAGAGACTCATAAAAGGATAATGGAAAACAGATTACTTAAAGTCGATACCAAAGAACAAACGCTCCGAGCGTCTTACAGCTTCAGGAAGCTCACGAAGGGTGTTCTGCATAGAAGCGTTGCCCATAAACTCCTTCCAAACACCCTTGTATTTAGCCGAGTCTAAGCTCAAACCCAACTCATAGACGGTCTTATCGTTCTTCTGTCCGTCTAACTTTATGGAAACATCTATGATATTTATGCCATATTTATCAGCCAAACGGTGAATTGTGTTAGGATTGCCCTCTAGGGTAAGGTAGAAAACAATACTATTAGTGGCTGAGTCGTAATGAGTTCCTGGCCACCCACCAACCTCAAAAACACCCTTATAACTCGACAACTCACTTGTGAAAGCCAATCTGTCAGCTTCAGAGTAATGATAGATCAACTGCAAAGCAGTTAGAAGGTCTGAGTGTACAGACAGATCTTTCATACGACCCCTAGTGGATGGAGTACGCTGTGGAGCTGGTGGGCGAACACGAGCAGACTGACGCTCTAAACGAGCTATTCTGTACTCTAGGCTTCTTAATACTTCACCTGCAGTTCTCATATCCATTTACTCCATGAATGGGTGCCTGACCCCTTCATGGGTATAAATGAACTATTTAGCCCGAAGGTAAACGCTATCCCCCACAAGGCTCAGTAAATAAGTACCCGTAAACTTGAACGCCTTACCCTTCAAGTCGATTATGTTCACTGAGTTCACCTCTTGGTGAACTAATGAGAAATCTTTCCAATCCTCGCCACCGTCAAGCCACTCGTCGTGTTCTTCGATTGTTGCCCCATGCTCTTGGGAGGCGGGGCGTAAAACAATATCCACAATCTCACCTATCTTTACTTCATCTCTCATCTGCTACATCCTTAGCACCTCTGAGTTAACGGATAACCCATACGCTAGGGAGCAGTCTAAAATAAGTCAAGGTGATTGTTTAAAGGGCATTGATGATTATCAAGTTCTCTTGATTACCACTATCCCATCCTCGTTCGGCTCATACACCAACTTTCCATTCTCCCATGAAAACTTACCTCTGTCGTAAAACCATGTGTTGAGCTTCCCACCTTGTTTCAACACATCTTGATGTGCAAGCTCCAAGTCCCCAATCGTCACAAGGTGTGCAAAAGCAAAACCCAACACAGATCCATCGTCCTCTAGGTAAATCTCCACAAGACGACCCTCGTCCTCCTCGTAGTCTTCAACCGCTTTCTTAACTAAAATCATCTCGTAGTGCCAACTCATGAGTTCATCCTTTCGATAGGTACAAACCCCTTATGGGATTCTCGAAACCAAATCACCTAAATACATCCGAACCGAGTTCGAAAAGTATCCTTGTGGTAGCCCTTGTCAATCCACGCTTAATACCCTTATCTATGAAGTTATACTTGTAAATGGCAGGGTGAACCCACGCATCAGCCAACCTCAGAGGCGTTGTCCTAAACACTATGTCACCGTTCTTATCCCTTAAAGGTATCACCTTAGGTGCTCCCTTCTGCTGAGTAAGCCAAGTCATCTTAAAAGGAGCCCTCGCCTTTAAGTACGCAGAGACCCATTTCCAATCCGAAGTTATCCTTATTGAGTCCCCACTCACTATCTCATAACCAAAACTTTCCAAAAACTCAGTCGTGCTTGGAATACCCGTACCCAAACCTGATGCCCTAGATGCCTCCTCTCGGACACCCCTCACCATCTCTTCACCTAAGATTTCTAACATACGCTTCGTAATCTTAGTGTTCCTTAGTACAGGAGACTTAAAAGTCGTCCGACCCACCTTGTACTTTTTAAGGTTGAACTTCTTTCTAGGATCTCGCTCGTCCATATTTTAATAACCCTTCTTACCACCATTAGCGTGATGGTTCTCCCATGTCGCTGTACGACCCCTCTGTTCCAACGCTGATGGTATGTCGGGTCTGTCCGAGTCCATCGGATAACTCGTATCAGGTGTGATTGGAAAGTTAGAGTCCCCACGAGCCGTATAGGTGTCTCTATACGGCAAGTATCCAAAGGTTGTCTTCGGCCATGAAACAGGAACCCCATCTATCGGAACCTTATAGCGTATGTCCTGCGAGTCTAAATAAGCGATGTTGAAGTGCTGTTGAAGCACATTCCCCCTGTTAGATGGATAACGAACACCGCCTATTGAATAGCGGTCGTTATTCATCTTCACAATGAAGTCCCTCTGAGAGACTATCGGACTAGGACCTATCCACACCTCATACGAATGTTCCTTACGCCTACCCCTCACATCTTGGCTTACCCTCTTATCCCCCTCATCTGGTCCTATGATTATGTCGTATGGTCCGTCATAACCTCCTCGTATGCCCGTACCAAAACAGATTGAACACAACGAGTCAGGTTGCTTTGCAAATATCAGCGTCTCTCGATTAAACGCTCCACAAATACAAGGGATACCCACCACACGCTTGGTAAATAACTTCACCCGCTCACCACCTTGATCGAGTATCCAATTGTTCCTCCTCATGCCCTCTCGCCATATGTAATCCACACGCTCTACTTCTCTATCCGAAAAAGGCTGACAATACTCCAAAGGAGTCTCATGCAACTCTCCCGTCTTTGGATCCTCCGCAACACTCGCCACACGATAGAAATCTCTCTTATCCGTCCCTACCCTCAACCTAAATGAAGGGTCATAAGCCACATAGGTGATCTTCACCACCGAGTCCTCAGTTATCGGTGGAGGATAACTAACCGCCCTCATCTCTAAAGGCTTGGCAAGGGAAACCCCTGTGTACAATAGGATAACTTCTCTTACCTGCCCCATCGTTCTCAGTACAGGGACTTCTTCCCCATCTATCGTCACTATCACATCCCTACCCGAAAACGATGCCTCAGAGGGGCTACCTATTCTCGCTATTGGATACTCAGTCCTAAAACGATAAGGATCCTCGGGCTGATCCCCCTTACTTATCCAACTCTCTGCAAGTATGGGTTCTTCATAGACAAGCCACGAGTCCACGCGGTCACGATAAAAAGTCCCACCGACAGGTGTCATATTGACCCTTCGATATGGTCCTCTATCTGAGTCGCCTGACCGATAGATATTGACCCCACGAAGTATCCAACCCTCGTTCCCATGTAAGAGAGCAGGGTTGTCCCACCTCACATCCATTTCACCCTTCAAAAAGGGTGAAGTCGCTGAGGTATTCGTTGGCGGTAATGGATAAGCCGACCTTGAGTCATACCATCCGTGAGACATACAACCCCCTTTAGCTGTGTACTAAAGGGTTGTCTCATAAATGGATTATTTAACTCTCACTCTTGGGCAGAATAGCTAAGATCTTCCCATCCTCTTGAATCTGCCACGGCATATCGTCAGTCACACCAGCTTTCTTACGAGCTTCGGATAAAATCTGTTGGGCTTGTGTCTCATTACGCTCTAGCTGTCCCACAAGGCGTGACTTACGGATTTCCAACTGCCCTAGAAGTCCTAGAAGCTGAGTCGCTTGATTTCTTAGCTGTGCAATCGCCTGTAGCTCTTCCTCCGTTAGCTGTCCCACTTGCTGAGGTGCTTGATTTGTCTCGCTCATCTTTTGTGTCTCCTATGAGTAGTTCTCTTAAACAGCGAGTCCGAGTGTTCCACTCCTCCCGCTCTTTCCTAATACCACGCAAAAAGGACTTATCCATATTCACTTTGGGTGGCGAGTGCTCTTTAAGCCTTTCGGACACTTCTACCCCCCCAACACCCTTTTCTAGTTCTACACCGTGTGTACTTAGTGCTAGAGCAACCGCTCCCCCCACCGTCAGTAAACAAGCTACAATCAAAGATTTCATTTTGGGCTACCCGATCTCAATATGTGGTCATAGACTTCTTTCATCATTTGATTATTGCGTTGAAGATCGTCCTTTATCTGCTTCAACTCTTGCCCCAATAACTGAACAGCAACCATCCCCTCTTGAACCTTTTTCAACTCCGATTTATGTTCCATCACCTGCTCTTGAAGAGCCTTTATTTGTTGCTCTTGTAAAGCTATGGTTGTGGACATATTGAGTACATAAAGAGCTACAGGTAAAACCACCGCAGATAGCCCTTTAAACACCCACTCTATTATGCTCTGTTGCTGTTCGCTCATTTGGATAACTCCTTTATTTAGGGTTATCCAATCATAAAAAAGATATTAACTCCCACAAACCTACCCTACCCTTTGGGGTCAGCCCACTACCACCTCTACAGAAGCTGGCAGGGCATACTGCCTCCACTTTGAGGAGTGGAGATCCAAGTCCTTGCTAATAAAGTTCTTAATCCTCACATGAAGCCCACTGTCCACCTTACGAGCGTCACCAAGAGGGTCTGCCTCAAGGATCTCCTCCTTCACGATAATCCCACGGATATGGATTTCGCCCGTGGTCTTATGGATAACCACCCCTGAGACCCCACAAGGGTGAGGCTCATAAGCCTCAAGATGCTTGTTGTCCTCATTATCACCGAGGCTCGACTCGTGAAGGCTGATAATCAAGCCCTTCTTACGAGGGAGGGTTCCACGGAGAGCGTCCTCCCAATCGTCATCGGTAATAGTGCCGAGCTTCTCCTCCGCCTTGAGGCGAAGAGCGTTGAGGTCAGCGTTCTTAAGGCGGATAAGGTCAAGCCCAGCCAGATCCTTGTGGTCAAGGTTAGAGCGGAGCGTCACAGCCACCTTGTGGCGACCACGAACCGCACCACCGTCCTTCTTGAGATCCGCCATACCCTTCTTTGTGGTGGTGAAGGTGATGTTGCCGTTGAGGGTGTTGATGTTGATGATGGTATCCATGTCTCTAAGCCCTTTCTGTAGGCTCTAGGGTGTGTTTCTCTCTCTGCCCTCCTAATAAGGGTCACTAAGGGTTGGGATAAAAACGAGTAAAAAGATTTTTTATCCCAAAGCGGAGTCCACTCTCATTAGGGGAGGGGCACAACCCACCAATCGCTAGGAGCAAGAAGTATGAGTTGGCTTCGGTACATCCTCCCCATCACACACAAGTATCGCCACAACAGGACTCTTTTGGAGCAAGGCATCTCCAAAATGACTCAGCAGGAGCAAGAGGCTCTGTTTCATCTACTCCGTGAAATGGATGTCCGAGCAGGGAAGTGGCCGCTCAGAAAGGGTCTTTAATACCCACACGACGAGATCCACAACCCCCTTCCCTATAAAACCCTATAGGGTTTTGCTGTAGGCACTCAAGAAGGGGGATAACCATATGGATAGATGGACAGAAATCAAACAGTCAAAGAGAACTCCAACGGAGTTTTCCAAAAATACCATGACAAACCTAGACGAAGTCCATACGACTAGTTCTAAGTTCGCTAACCCGCTTCATTTCAGTAGCGTACTTGAAGAGGTTATGAAAGAAGCAGGTTTTGTGCTGGTCGAAAAACACGACTTGTACAACGCACCTAGAGCTGGATTAAAAATCGAAAGGATAGACTTCGAGCGTTTAGATTGCACACCTCAAATCAAGTTCTCGGCATGGTGGGCTACGCCAGATGAAAATGGAAAGGTGACATCTCTCGATAGTGTAGATGTGTTTCCAGAGGATAAGAAACTAAACCAAGTGGGCCATCAGCACCCACATCACCTTAGGGTGTGTGTTGGCTACCCCTCCGAGACTTATCCATTTGGTTTCAGCGTACCGACAGCGGGGAGGGCTTGGAGCTACGCCACATCACTAGGACATATTGTTAGCTATATCCTCTTATCTATCCGTAGCTCCTACGAAGACTACATTAAATCCCATCCTAAGGGGTAGGGAAGGAGCTTCGGATACTGCTCAGAATAAAGTTCAAGATGGTCTCCCACTCCACAGCAACCTTCAAAGGCCATCTAGTCTTCCAGTTTGGAAGGGGCATCTGATCTAGGGTCAAGCTGTAATAGTGGGCTTTACCTTCTACTTTTACACAAGCTCTCATGTGAGAAGGTGTGTCGGTTGGTGTGAAGTGTTCGTCCTCACCGTAAGTGTCTGTCCCATTGAGGTCTATCAAGTCGCTATTAGTAGGTACACCCCACCACACCTTTAGTTCGAGACCGCAGTCCTCTCTCTCATAGCAGTACATCTTCACCCCCTCGACCTCAAATCTATTAATATAGGTTATTTTAGCTTCGTTGAGGCTATCGACCATATTCCATGTGAAGTTGCTCTGGATGTACTCCCCCACGGAATAAGTTAAATTTAGATCTGTCAAACGACCCGTCTGGGAGGGGGTGGCGACTCTCTTACCATTTACAATGTGGGTGAACTGCATGATGTTACTCCTGTTTATTGGGTAGTGCATTCTGCTCCCACTAATAAGGGGTTCGGGAGTTTGGGATAGATTGGAAATAAGCTCTACGGATATTTTCGATGATGGGGTTCATTACCTCATCTGCTGTAAAAGTCCCCTCGAAGTCTTCTAGGTAGCTAGACCTTCTAAGGTCTATGGAATAGGTGTAATCGAGAGGGCGTATAGAGTCTTCGAAGTAAACAGATTGCCTAATGTGTTGTTGTTTTGTGCTTTTGGAAAACTCGTTGAGTACACAATCCTCAGGCTCACAATCTGTCCAAGTGAGGTCTTTAACCCCATCGACCGAGTACCACACCTTCACCACCATAGCGTCCCTCTTAAACTCTAGGACAAAAACACTCGCCCCAGAGGTTTTGTCGGTTGAAAACCTATCCATTAGATAGGTGAAACCCATCTCCTCCATAGCCCCCATCAAATATGGGGTGATGTCCCCCAAGTCGGTGAGGGGGAGACTGTCATAGGTGAAAAACCTCTTTCCAGTTACGATTTCGGTGTAGCACATAATTTATCTCCTTGCCGAGCAAGATTTTTTAATCCGTCTGTGTTTGGCGTGTGGTTCTTAATAAAGAGCTTTAGGGTTTGGGATAAGGGTGTGTGTTATTCCGTAACCACTCCGTATAAAACTCAACAAGAAATCTAACAGATCTCCAACGCTCTTGGGGTCGTACTCCCAATCTTGAAGGTGGTGTGTATAGGTTCCATAGTGGCACACACCCTTATTGTTATTTTTCCATAAGGCACAACGCACCTGCGGTAAGTAAGGACTCAGAGCTTCATAAAACTCGTCTTCTTCGTCTATTGGATAAGTCCTTGTGGATAAGACCCTACCCCGTATGTCCCATGTAAGCTGTAGCGTAAATGGATAATCGGAAGGGAAACTAAAACTCGCTCGTCTGAGTTCACGATAAGAATTCTGAAAGTCAGCTATGTGGGGCGGTGAGAAGCCGATCTCGGCTAAGAACTCGCACACCAAAGTAGAGAAATCTACACGCACACAACCCTTCATATTTCTGCCGACCCAAGCCCAAGTGATGTATGTCTCCGTTCTTGGACAAGGGACTCTCTGACCCACATCATTTTTCTCTGTGTAAATCGGCATTTCTTTATCCCAAAGCTCAAAGCACCTCATTATAGAGGTGCAAGCGATAGACTACACCAACGATAAGGAAACACACAATATGTGGAACACCACTATTCAGACTCCCGCTGAGAGCCAAGTACTGCCCATCATCGGTTGGGCGGTGAACACCACTCCTAAGACCACAGCGGTTGAGGTTGAGGTTGAAAACAACCACTACTGGACTTATGCGGAGTACCACTTCTCACGCTCCTATGGGAGCATCGTAGAGAGAGATCCGAACAGATACCTCTCCGACTATGTGTGGGATCAAGACACCAACACCCACTTTAAGTGTACCTCGAAAGAGGTCAGAGCCCGTAAGGACTACCCTGAGAGGGGTATCTCAAAAGGCGAGGTGTACATCCTCACCAAGATCCGCTTCGTTGACGACATCACGGGGGCAACCTCGTATGGGGTCTGGAGGCAGAAGCTGAACTTCTAAAAATAGAGAAAAAGATTATCCCAAACCTCACACCCCCTTATTAGTAGGGGGACAGCAGACAGAGACAGATAAAAACACCGCCTAGAGAAAGGGCTTCGACAGATGGCATACATCATCGCCAAGAGCAACAACAACACCTACATCTTCAACCCTGAGGTCAGCTACCGCGACTGCCTCATCCAGAACTTCAACAAGATCGACAGCTTTACCCGCCGCCTCGACCTCACCACCGCCACCAATCTCGTCCGCTCTGTGAAGGGCTTTGAGAACGCCACCCCCCAAGAGGTGGACGCGGCTATCTTCGGTGGAGGCCAGCCCTGTGTGGGCATCTACACCTCCATCACCGACTCCATCAGCCCCAACGGAAACCCCAGGGCTAAGAAAGAAGAGCCCCTCCGCCTCATCGCTCAAGGGGTCTACATCAACGACAAGACCAAGCAGTACTATGTGAAGGGGCTTGTCATCAGCAAGAAGCCTCTCGACCCCAACAACCCCCCTGCGGAGAAGCACAAGGAGTACCTCACCGCCCTCAAGGATGTGGTGAAGCAGAACCTCCACTTCGCGGAGTGGATCTCAATCCCTGTGGTCTCGTGGGAGATGGTGGAGACCCTCCCCTAAGAGGGGGATAGAGGGCTAGACCCTCTCGAAGTTCATAACCTCATCGACAAGACCCAGCTCAAGGCAAGACTCAGCGTTAAGGAATAAGTCCCGCTTGAGCAACGCCTTGAGCTGTTTCTTTTTCAGTCCTGTGTGCTTCAAGTAGATGCTAGACACCATATCCATGAGTGCATCCATCGACTCTTTTTCATCTTTAAGATTTTCATAGGTGCCCCAGAAGTCTGTACTTACTTGGTGGATAAGCATGAAGCTATGTTCGGTGATGAAACGCTTCGCACCAACACACGACATGATCGTGGCGGCTGAAGCGGCATTTCCCTCTACATAGGTGAAGACGGGGATTTGAGAGTTAAGGATATGTCCTGCACCTGCAAGACCGCTAAAGGCACAGCCACCACCTGAGTTTATGTGTAAATGGATAGCTGGGACTTGGGATAAGCTCAGATTGGTGGCGAGGTTTATAAGCTGTTGTTCGATGGACTTGATGGCAAGCCCAAGCTTCATGATGGTCTTGGGGGTCACCTCTTGATAGAAGTAAATGTGGTTTTCCGCAGTTGTAAGGTCTCCATAATAATCCTTGCTGTCACTCATATTAGGAGACAGAGCTTCAATACTCTCGTCCATATAGACCCGTCTAGCTGTTGGGCGTGACATTAGATTTCTCATGTGTGACCTCTCTCTCAAAGAAGGGGGTGCGTGTCTATAGTGATAGGCTCATAGAACCCTTAAAACTAATCGGCTTCGCGGACTATCCGATAACCATCATACCACGCTTTGATAAGAGGGGTGATAAGGGTATCTGCTTGGGGTACAAAACAATCGGGCATATTTTTATGCCCTAAGACACACAGGTTATCCTTATGTGTGAGGCAGATTTTTTTCTCAGCACAGGGCTTGGGGATATTCAAGAGCTTGAGACATCCGTAAGGCTCTCTCACGCCTGAGTTCATTAAGGGAGTACAATCGCCTCTGTGTGATCTATCCAATATCTCAAGAGACACTTGGGGTATTAATCTTATCCACAGTGGGTCATTGGATAAAGCCTCGTAGATGCCCCAAGATGAGCTAGTGGGCAGTATGCGAGCGAACTTGGGGTTCTGCCACACACTATCCGTAAAAGTGACGAACACCATGCCATCTCTTCTGAACATCATGGATAAGAAACCCTAGAGCTTATTGCGTTGAGTCCTGTAATCTTCTAAGACGATATCCATTACACGCTCTTTAAAGACGGTTTGGCTGGAGAGAACTTCTACGAGGGCTTCTGATGGACTAGCTAATAGGGCAACCACTGCATTGTCGTCTTCTGAACGCTCTGGGTCTGGAGTCACGACAACTTTCATGTAAGGAAAGATATTGCCGATGCCGATGGTGTGTCCAAGATGAAACCAAAAACGAATAACTTGCTCGTCTGTTGGGTCTTTACCCACAAGGGCGATCAGTAGCTGTTTGAGCATATGTAGTAGAGCATCACCATCAGGTTCTTCTATCATTTCCAATCCCCTATTTAGGGGTCACAGCCCCTTGTAGCGAGTAGTAGAGCCTCATCCATTGAGCCTCGGTGGTTTTATCCAATGTTTCCAACATAGAGTAAGCCTCCCAATACTTGAGGCTCTGCTCTTTAGATAATACCCTCGCCTTAATCAAATCAGATAGCTTTAGACCTATCCGCTTTTTGAGAAGATCAAGGTCACTCTGCTCATTGGAAACACCCCCATCTGTTTCCTCGAAGGGGTCTTTTTCTTGCCAAGTCCACACGGGCAAACCGAACTTCAACTCCAACGCCTTACAAGCACTAGAGAAATCTAAACCCTCTTTTTCCATAACCGTAGAAATAGAGTCTCGGATCTTTCCACAGGCAAAGCAGTACCAAGTGTTCGTTGACGGATAGACTCTTGCACTAGGTGCATTGTCCGATCCATCACCATGTAAGTCACAACGGAACTGATACTCAGTATCCGATGAACTACCGACACCATATCCGTAATAAGCTAAGACACCCAATAAAGGAACCTTCTCTTTTATCCTATCCGCTCTCTTGCTCATCTCTTAATCCTCATGGGGTTTTGCCCTAAGGGTTTTGGAAAGAAAATCCCAATCACTTCTCGTTATAGACTTCTCTGAACAGACCGCATTGGTTGGAATAAAACCATTGCTCAGTAAACTAACATAAGAGTTCTTATGCCCTACAAATAATAAACCCCTAGCATCATGACACACGACAACATTCAAGGTGGTTTTCGATAAAAACAAACCGATAGAGGTTAGAACAAGAACCAAAATAAAAAACGCATAAACCCAACTAGAGGGGAAGTTCGTGTGGGATTGTGAAAACATCTCTTTTTTCCATTTCTGTATGGATAAACCACTCTATAAAAACACTAAAAATCTGCCTTAAATGGGTGTCGATCCCATGCGACCTCTACAGCACCTTTTGGCTTCTTACATGGTAAGAAAGAACCGTCTTGTATTTTGTAGTAGTCCTTAAACGCCTGTTCGTAATACACACCTCCCCTACACAGAAGCCTCCAACCCAACATCCTCTTCATGTTAACAACAAGCCAAAATGGATAAGTCTTCTCTAATATTAATCCATTTTTAGACTCATAGTCTCTTATGGACAGATAAGTGTCTCCGTTAACCCTTAAAGACCCATCTTTATATGCCTCTAACATATCAGAGCCTATGGTGTATTGGAGAACCTTCTGAACCATCACCTTCGCCTTACAATACAGGGCAATACAAGAACAAGTACCAATGTAAGAAGTACACCGCAAGCGAGCCAATAATCATTCCAGGCTCGGTGTCGTCACTCATGTTTCTATCTAGGGCTACAGACACCATAGCGAAGATCCAAATCGAATGCACGATTATCAACGCCCAAGCTATTATGGACATCATAAGGATTCCTATAATGTGGCGAGGTTGGAGGGGTTAGAACACGATTGCTTTCTCTTATAAAGGATTTAAAATGCAGACTTTTGTACCGTATGCCGACTTAGAAGCTATACCCAAGACCCTCGATCAAAAGAGGCTCGGTAAGCAAAGGGTCGAGGCTTGGCAAATACTCAACACCCTCGAAAGCCTCCAAAATGGAAACCTTTACATCACGGATAAAAATGGTGTTCTCCGTAAGAGGGGTTGGGTAAGCCATCCTGCTGTCCTCATGTGGAAGGGACACGAGTGGTTTCTCTGTCTCTACGCTGAAGCCGTATGTAAAGAATGGATAAGTCGGGGCTATAAAGACACCATGCTCCCTCGGTTTGAAGCATGGAGGCTTATAAACATCAATACGGATAAGTCGCCTCCCACTTGGTGGGGTAAGGAGGCTATCCATCGGTCACATAGGTCTAAGCTCTTAGAAAAGGATTATTCCCACTACAAGCACCACTTCACCGATGTTGAAGCTGGCTTAGAGTATGTGTGGGGTTAGAACCTAATGTAAAGACCTGTCCCTTTCTCAAACATACTCTTCAAGTCCTCTGCATAGACATTATCAAACTCTTTAACCACCTTTTGGCTAGTACCTCTAGTACGGATAAAATCCATATCATAAAGATCAAGCCCATTAAGAGTGATACGGACACGATTTACAGCACCCTCATGTGAAGGCAAAGGGAACACTAGCGTGACACCTAGAGGATCACTAATGACTTGCTTGAGACCAATCATCATCTGCAACTTGCGACTACCACCAAGCTGTTGAAGGATAGTAGTGGCTATCTCATTAGCAGTCTTATTGGTCGCACCTGCGGTGCGACTTTCGAGGCGAGCAATACGAGCCTCTAGACTTCTTAATACTTCGCTTGCAGTTCTCATATTCATTACTCCAATGAGTAGGGGTTAGAACCTATTCAGCGATAACCGAAACCGCTGTCTCGGTTTCTATCACGCTTAACCATCACAGCGTCCTCTAGGGCATAGCTGTCTTGGCTAAGGAGTGCGGACTGAGCAACACCTCTGTCGATGATTTTGCCCGCCCAAAAAGTCTCGTCCCCATCGTCTGTCATGATCTGAAATGAGAACTTATCGCCATCTAAGTTAAAGCTAGAGAACTCGTCTCCCCCGCTCATGTACTCAGAACTGATAAACTCCATAAGCAAATCGGATAAGTCTTTCTTACCGACCCTCTTGCCCTTCATCCTAGCCCTGCTAGGCAGAACAAGGCGAGCCGCTTGTGCCTCAAGGGATGCGACTCTCTGCTCTAGACTTCTTAATACTTCGCTTGCTGATCTTCTCATAACCAACATGGGTGCTTCCTTTTTATAACCACCCAAAACCTCTGGATAAGGGTTCAACTTTTTAATCAATTTGTGGATTTGTTGTCCTGTTCTAGATCCCTTTTCCACAAACCAAATTTGGTCGTTTTCCCAAAATGCAACCCCCTTTAGTTCTGGTCCTGGTCCATCTAAACGATCCCCCGTAGAGTTCATGCTTTTGGATTGACCTTTTTCTCTATAGGTAAAGAGTTGAATCACTCTTTGATCTTCTTGCGATAGACTGGCTGATCTTATCATCTTCATTACTCCGTGATAGGGGTTGGGTTAAGGGTTAAAACCTATCCCCTATCTCGGAGTATAAATAACCTATTAAAGCACTAGAGCCTCTACCGAACCTTTCCATTTTTGGATGGGTGGTTCAATAGAGGCTCTAGTTAGCCTTAACTATGCCCCTCTACGCACCGAGGGGATAGTAATCAGCTACCCTTAGCGGGTCACGGTGAGACGGGCAAGACCACGGGGGTTGTATGCACCGATACCGAGGTTCTCGAACACGGAGAAGCCGATGGTACGAGCCTTAGGATCGTCCGCTGAGAGAACGGTAAGCTCTGTACGAACAGGGATACGACCGAACATCTCAGGCTCACAGCACACATACACCGTACCAACAGGCACGAGGCGTGAGGTGATGATCTGAGAGCCCCAAAGGGTAGCCTGTAGACCTGTCTTTAAGAGTGCCGCTTGGCTCTCGATGTCGAGGATGTCACGACCGAACTTTCTGATGTCTGCATAGTCACGAGCGTTCATGAACACGCGAGCTACGCGAAGGTCGTGACGCTCGATGAGCGAGAACGCATCCGCAAGCACCGCACCATTGAGGGGAGCGATGACAGGGATGTCAGCGTTGGTCTGACCAGGGAGGCTGTCGAAGCCCTGTGTTGCCACAGCGTCAAGGATAGCGAATACACGCTCATCCTCAGCGGCTTGGATCTGAGCCCTTGCGAGATCCTGAGCCCTTTCGATGAGGTCGAAACGCCTCTCCTTAATCTGAGTTAAGGGGATCTCAGGGTTCGAGGCAATCTCGAACAAGGGGAAGATCACACGGCGGGGCTTGGTGATAGCGAGGATGTTCTGACCCTCTTCACCAACCACGAACGCGGTCACATCGGGATCCTTGTCATAGATGGGCAGAGCACCATCGGGCAACTGCTCAACAAGGAAAGTCTTGCGACCGACAGAGGTGTAGTCTCTGCGGAGACGCAAAGGCTGAGTCATCGAAGCGGCTAACTTAGCACGACCTTGAGGGGTCTTGATGTAGTCGCTAATGATCTTCTGCTTGACTGCATTATCTACGGTATTGCTCATTTTATTGCTCCTATCCTTCTATTAGATACGCTGATCGTAAACCAACTCATCATCGTTGGAGTCGGGAGCGATGGTTACAATGCCGATGAGGGTGTCGTCCGTGTGATCGTGAGCCGCATCCACCGAGGTCGTGAGGTATCCGTTAACGGAAGCTACGAGAGCTACGCCAGGTGCATAAGCGGTGGTGAGAGCACCACCACCGTCAATGTCACGAGTCTCGTAAAGACGGTTGCCATATGCACCTTGAGCGGATACATAAGGACCACGGTTTGAGGCTACGCCAGGCTGATTCTCAAAAGCGTTACCAACAGCGTTATTGATATAAACGCCTAGTACACGCTCCGCATGAGCACGACCAGCCTCTGCTGTAGGACCACCGTGGAAGGAAGCACCCTCGTCACCACGGGTGAAGGCGATAGAGCCGCTGAGTACACCAAACACGCTAGTCAAAAGACCGGGAGCTTGTGTGGCAGACGCACCTGCAACAGCGTTAGGATTGGGGGGGTTCACCTGTGTAAAGCTGTCTGCCGTAAGCTGCCCGATGGTGTTACGAACACCAACATGGAGGATACGGAGAGCCGAGCTTGACTCAGTAAAACCACCACTAGCTTGTCCAAGTAGAGCCATAGTTATTTTCCTATGTTCTCGTACTCCCTGTTTTCAAGGAAGTAGTGTGTTGTATTTAAGAGGTGGTTCACCATGAACCGCCCCAAGTTAGGTTTGTGTATTATGCGTTAGGGTATAAAAGAACTATTACACCCTATTGGAAACTATCAGTTAAAGAACTTGCTCACATCAGGAGCAGTCTCCCAGAGCTTGGAAAGCTCATCGGAAGCTGATGCCTCACGACTGATGTTGCCGAGGGTCTTCACAGACGCTTGGCGAGCAGGTGCCTTAGGACGATAGGAAGCCTTCTTAGCCTCAGACTTCTTAGGAGCAGGCTTCTCTTCTTCCTCCTCCTCGTCATCGGTCATCTTGACCTCTTCCTCTTCAGCCTCTTCCTCAGGAGCCTCTTCCTCAGCCTCTTCCTCAGCCTCGTCAGCGGCTTGGAAAATGCGGGCGAGCTTGGGATCCATTGCAGACGCTTGAGCCTCGCTTGAGTCTAAGCCCATGACATCCTCACCCGAGGTCTCCTCAAGTTCAGCCATGAGTTCAGCCATCTCGTCAGCCATGAAGTCAGCCTTCTTCTCAGAGGGCTTGCTATAGAAGGCACGAGGATCATTTTGATCTGCCATGTACTCGGAAAGAGCAGTAGCAAGACGATTGAGGCTAGGCTTACGACTTGCAAGGCGAGGGGTAGGCTCGCCCATACCCTCTTCAAACTCAGGCTTGGTCTCAATCTTCTCAGAGAAGTCTTCGACAGTGTAGCCTGTGTTCTGCTGTGTGGTGTTGTCCGCTAACTTACGGACTTGACGAGCGAGGCGAGCGTTAGCCGCCTTGAGCATTGCAAGCTCCTCAGCAAGTAAATCAGCAGCGGTGGTCTCTTGAGCACGAACACGCCTTGAAGCCATGCGTGAACCCATCATGTCTTCCGCAAAAGACTCACCAAGACCCATCGACATCTCCTCATGGTCGAGGAAACCGTCTGCATCGCTGTCCATAGAGTCGAACACGCTCTCAGAGCCACCCCACTCCTCACTCGATACCATGCCGTCCATGTCGAAGTCGTACTCGTCAGAGATGCCATGTGCCTCAAGCTCATCAGCCTCAAGGTCGTCTGCCCACATATCGTCAGCGACTAGCTCGTCCTCTGCGTTGAAAGGACCTGTGAAGTCGAGACCCTGATCATAGCCAGTGTTCACTTGCACTGCATTGTCTGCCCTACGAGAGAGAGAAGCAACGCGAGCGTTGATGGTGTGATTGGGGAGATCCATAAAACGAAGGGCTAGTTCCTCGATCTCACGGGGAGAAGCCTTCTTGCCAAGACGAGACTCAGCAATACGGATACACTTAGCCGCCTTACGCTCCATAGCGAGCTTGAGGTTCTCATTACGAAGATCCTCAGTTAAGGCAAAGTCCTCAACTAAAGTATCCTTAGCGGCAGGATGATCAGGTGTCCAACCATAAGAGGCGGGAGCAGGACCAGAGCGATAAGGGCCCTTACGAACACCCTCACCAAACTCAGCGTCGAAACCATAAGCATCGACTTCGGGCTGTGCGGAAGAGGCGGGGTGACCGAAGCTGTCCCAACCGAGGTTATCAGTACCGGGCATAGCGGAGGTAGCCCTACGATTCAATCTACGACCATACCTTGACATAGGTATTTCCTTTCGAGTGGGGCAGGACTTATTTTCTGCCCGATTGGTGGAGGGAGAGGAGCTTTGCAAATCGGATAAGTTTTACCTTATCCGACTCAGAAAGATTTGAGCCATGTAAAACATTGGCTTGCTTGAGGTAAGAGTCTACGCTCTTAAAGTTAGAAGCCGACCCTAGCTTTTGGGCGAGCTTATAAATGTGAGCAGGTATCTTTACCCCATAATGGCTATTAACCAAAGATAAGTTCAAGACTGCCTCGTCTATGCTAGAGGCAGTCTTAATACTTAACTCTAATGCCTTTAAGTAGGATTTCTTTAGAGTACGAGACCCTTCTTTAATGACGGTGTCGTTCTGTTCAGCCGTGGACTTATCAATAGGAGGATTTAAGACTAACTTAGCCTGTTCCTCTTTGATTTCGTTCTCTAGCTTTACACGCAACCTATCGAGGATAGCTGTCTGATACACATCCTCTAGCTGTTGCATAAGTGACTTGGGGGGTTCAGCGGGAGCTTCCTCTCCTGCATCTTCTTCCTCGTCATCAAACGGACCAGCCACTTTGGATAACCAAGCCGATGGGATTTGATTTAGGATAGCTTCTGAGGCTTGTTTAGTCTGAGGAAGCTCAAGGATATTACGAGTGACTGCACCCTTAAAGGCAGGGGTTGCCACCCAAGATGCCTCAATAAAAGTCACGCCACCTGTCTCGCCCATGTCCTCATGTCCACAGAGTTCTGCAACTCGGTGCTTATTACCCTGTTCGTCATAAAAGACATTTCCCTTTTCGTACTTCACATGGGGACAGAACTCAGTCTCATCCGCAGCCACATGACCGCACTTGGTGCATATGGTCGCCTCTACAGAACAACCCATGCTCATGGCGTTCATTTCGCCCTTGATTATTTGATTAACCAAGTCGGTGTGTTTTCTGTCAGTGGCTACCAAGATGTCCACATATAAAGATTCACCAACATCTCGAAGAACAGCATCAATAATCCGACCCTTAGAGAGTTCTTCAACCTGTATATGCTCCAAAAAGTTCTGAGCCCCAATGAAAGTCTTGTAGGACTTCATAATAACCTCCCTAGACCAACAATCTAGGTTGTTATTTATGAACTTATCCGTTTCAGATGTGACTCGCCAATTAGCGTACTTGCGGTTAATCTTTAAGCCTTGCTCTACGATAGAACCCGTCTTGGAGTTAGGAACGGTTACCGCATCTACTGAACAGACTATGGTTGAGTGGGTAAGTAAAAACCTCTCAGGTGTGCAAGGCTCACCCAAGATGTCTTGGGCTTTCTGAACCAATCCACCACCCAATGAAGATTTAGAACCACTCGCCACACGCACCTTATCCCAACCCTTAAAGTTGAGTTGAGGATTGACCACATTAGCCTTAGCATATCTTAAAAAAGCCATGTGCTTATCCTTCCACGATGTCGGTGGTCTTTATGACGAAAACACAAGAGGTACAAACTAAAAGTCTGTCGCTCTTTCCATTTCGCCTCTTATACACCGAGGGCTTCATCATGTCTTTGCACTTAGGACACGATGGTTTAACCTCGGATTTCGATTTTCTGTACACCCTATCTTTAGCCCACCAATAAAGTGCTGTCTTTTCCATATAGGCTGAAGCTACACGCTTTACACCTAAAGACACAGGCTGTGTACCCACACCGCCAGGTACGGATATCAAACTATCCGGTAGTGGTGCTATTTCTTTAGTATGGTCAATGACAAGATCCTCTACTGGGAGACGAGTGCTTCCGTGTGGAAACTGTACATCGACCATTCCAATAGCTGGAAATACGGCAACCACAACACCTGATCGAGCAGGATCGCCACCACTATGCGTAAATACACTCATCCCAACCTCAAATGTTGAGGCTAGAGCTTGATAGTCCACATAGGTTGTCGCACTTTTCTTCATAAGAAAGTCTCCTGCGATATTTAAGCGTGGGTCTATAAAAGATTTATTAAATATATTTGCTGTACGAGGGGGTGTTTCAGAAGCCTCAGGTTCATTCTGCTTTAAGAAATCTTCAAACTGCTTCGCCAACTCCTTTACCTTTTTCTCTCGCTCCTTCTTATCCATTTCTTGAACCTTGCGGATGTACTTCATGATGGCTTCATGACCGACTATCTTCTTGCCGTCCACCATCAGCGTTTCATAGTTCCTCATCCTCAGTTCCAACCCAAATAGCTCTAGGGTACTCACCACAGCGTCTTCATCATATGCGGGGTCGTCCTCGCTCATGGTTATGGCTTTTAGGACTTCCTCTTTGCTTTTATCCCAAAGCTCTTTGAACTCCTTACGCTGTTGAGTGGATACTTGTTTCGATCTACCTTCATCGAAACCACCCCTATCTTCACTCCGTATGCTTTGTGTGTCTGCATACGAGTCAGTGATGTACCTACGCATAAGGTCATGTAGTCGTGGGTCTAAAGGCTCTGGACACTTCTGCCCCTCCGTAAGATGTTTATCCGCTAAACCTGCCGCTTCGTTTTTTGGTGTAGATGGGCAGTAAGTGGGTTTAAGGACATCGAGCATATCCTCGTACTGATCTCCCACGATCTGCCCAAAACGATCTAAGGACATTTCGGATAAGGCACCCTTAACAGCCTCCCGTGTTTGTTCTCTGTCTTTACCCCCACCTGTGGGTGAACCTAAAACGGAGACCGCCTCTAAAAGATTATTGTCGTCTACGCTCTTGGCTAAGTTCAAGAGGTTCTCATCGACCTCTTGAAAACCATCTATAGGCTTTTCACCCAATAAAAGCCTTGCTGTATTTAAGCCCGCAAGAGTGTCTTGATATTGATTCTGCTTCTCCCTCGCTTGTTGTAAGGCTTGGGATACATCCTCACCCTTAGATTGTTTCTCTTCGAGTTCTGCAATCAGCTTTGCGTTGTCATTGGATAAGTCTTGTGTTTCTAGGACGGCTAGATCGCGTATTTCAGAACTCATCTGCTTATATCGCCTAGCTTGGTTTATCCTAACCTGCCTGCGATGAGCTACCACATCAGAGTCGTTCATATCGGTCTTTCCAATACTCTTTACTCCGTACATGGGATCTCGAATAAATCCCTCCTCCATCGCTTTTGCCGCCAGATACTTACCAACTTGCTCTCTGTAGGGCTTGGTTATAGCCGACTTCTTTTGATCTACCTCGCCTTGTATATCTTCTAAGTTATCCGACATCCACTTGGACTTTTCCAAAGCAGAGGCGAAATCTTTGAACCCTTTTTCTGGATTCTTTCTGTACGCTACGAAGGCTTTATATGCTGAAGGATCAATGCCCTCTGCCTCCAATAACGCTTTAGCTCCCTTCTCAATATTGGATATCTCCTCTTTAATGGTTTTTGCTTCCTCTTTGGAAAGGGACTTATCCTTTAGCTTTTCATTAAGTGTCTCTAGCTGATCGAGTTTGGAGACTTTGGATAACTTTTCCAATGAGGCTTCCGCCAAGAGCTTATGCTCTATATCCTCATCCTCTAAAGGGTTCTGAGGTATCCCAGCTTTTAAAACCTCTTGTGTGGCTTTGTAAAGCTCACTCAATCCCTCATAGTCGCTGTCTTTGCCCGTAAAAGAGTTTATGAGGCTCTCCCCTTGCTTCTCATACGCCTTAGCCACCTCCTCAGCCTCTTCGAGCGACATCGACTGAATCGACCTCGTAAGACCCTTTAGCTCGCTCTTTTGAGTCCGTACCTTCTCCGAACTCAAAAACCCCTCGTCGTCCTCGAACATTTTATCTATTGTCCGATTCAACGCGGACTCTAGCTCACTTGGCTCTTCCCTTGTCTTTAGCTTAGACGAATAAATCTTCTTTTCTATCTGCTCGGATAAAGACTTCTCATCAGCCTTAGACTCGGAGTCTGTTTCTTGCCTTTCCTCAGCACGAGCGTCTAGAGTCTTTTGTGTCTCCTCTAGACGCTCAGTAGTCATATTGGATAAAGCCTCCGTATTAACGGGTAGGGTTTCTCCGTTGGGGAGATCTATCTGTGTGGGTAAAACCTCGTCGAGTTTATCTTTTATCTTTTTGACACGAGCCTTTTTGTCTTTGGGTAAGACTTGTTGTTTATCCAAACCCTTTTGTTTATCCAAACCCTTTTGTTTAGGTTTCCTAGCACCTTTTTCCTTTTCCTCATACTCATAGCCATCGTCTATATCGGTCGCCACATTAACCACAACACTTATAACGGCTCTCATACCCATTTCTTGTGGTATTGATAAGCTCTCAATATCCACCCTTACACTCGCGTTTGAGAACGCCCCCTCAAGGTCTACTCTTACATCGGCTGAAAACTGACCACCCGATCTGTACTCTGAGTTCTTTAGGGGCTTCTTCGTTCCCTTTATTTTGGACAACTCCTTTTTGTAGTCCTTGACCGCCTTTGGGTGCTCTTTCTTTAAAGCAGTCCCAAAGGATATGTCCTTTTTTGTGTCTACATCCTTGTAGGTGTTGTCTTTTAAGTTCGATTTCGCTTGTTCAGAGAGAGGGGTATCCTTTTTCTTTTTAGCACTTGTGCGAACATTTAAACCCACCCTCCTAGAGAGCGATTCAATCCTTTCGCCCACAGCCTCTATTTCACGCAATAAGGAAAAGACATTCATACTGATACAACCTTAGGTTTAATGGGATAAATAGCGATCAACCACACGCTGAATAAGAGAGGCTTTCTTGAGGTCTGGGTCGGTCTTATTCCCACCCAAATCTTTATCCTCAACATCCACCCTACGCCTCATCTTATCCTTACGAGGGGGCTTCTTCTTAGGCGAGGTCTTGATTAGAGACTCCACCTCACGCTCCTCTTTTTCCGTTTGGGTCAAGGTAGCAACACGCTTCCGATGAGGACAAGAAACGGATAAACACGCCATCTTCCTTACATCAAACGACATGGGCAGTATGTCCTTACGCAGTCGCCTCAAGAACTGAGCTACTAAGGCATAACCCCTGTCCTCTTTATCCGTATCCTTGAATTTCAACCACAACCCCTGCAAGTCCCTCATTATCTGAGCCTTGCCGTCTAGGAGCTTGCTGTACTTCAAATCCTTATCCAATGAGATAGCTTCCTCAAAGAAAGCCTCTATTGTGATGAAGTGCTTTGAGATGCAGTCGGGACAACGCTTACGCGGATTGTTCAGATGGTCTTCTAGCAACACCATCTGCTTACATATCTCACGCAGGTTGAACAAAGGGTTCATTATGGGCAATAAGCCCATATCCTTTTCGTGCTGACTCATAAACAACACCCCTAGATATTGGATAGTTATATCTAGGGGTGTTGGTTCATAAAGGGTTTATTGATTGGCTATTTACGCCCACCTCTCAAGCAAATCCATCAGTTCGTCCCCCTCCGCCACGCGGCGACCGGAGTTGTCGTCCAACAGCACAAAGCCATTTGCGTAAACACCTGATCCCCGTCTTGTTTCTATGGTGTAAGGACCTACAGCAAATCTATCCACATATTTCATAATCCGATGGACGGATTCTAGATCCAAATTTGAAATACCGCATGAAAGTCTCCCATCCATATAATCTTCAATATATACTTTTTCGTCAAATATCTTTGTTAGATCATTAACACTCGCTCTGAGCATTTTTTCCAGTTCGTCATCTGAAAGGATGCTGCCTTCTTGATAAAGAGTGAACATCAAATCATATGTCCAAACTTTATAGTCCATATCGTTATGAGAGGCAGATTTACGATGGGGGGCGGTGAGGCTTGCACTTCTCTTTGAAGAAGCTGTGCGACCCTCTAAACGGGCAATACGAGCTTCAAGGCTTCTTAAGACTTCTGATGCTGTTCTCATCTTGATTACTCCAAGACAGGGGTTGGGTTAAGGGTTAACCTATCCGCTATCTTGGAGTATAAATAATCTATTAGAACCGACCGCCAGGGTTCATTATGGGCGATAAATCTAGGGGTGTTGGTTCATAAAGGGTTTATTGAGTCAAAACCACTAATAAACTTAGCACTAAGGCTTAGTTGATCATCACACCTGCATTAGTAAGATACTCAATCAGATCATCTCCCTCAGCAATAGTTTTCCCACGAACATCACTTAGATAGAAGTCTTGTGCGTAAACGGGGGAGGCTCCCATTCCTACGGGTATGGTGAGATGACCAACATCTTTTCTTTCCACAAGACTCATAATCTCCCCTGCCTCTTTTAGAGTCACACCCATACTGCACAGATGAAACTCTCCATAACTACCACCATCAATACTTACCCTCCCACCGAATACTTTACTTAGGTGCTTAACAGCGGAATCAAGGAGCATATCCCTATCATCCTCTGAAAGGTCATAGTCATCTGTGTACACTTTGAAGTTTAATTTCATCATCGAAGAAACTTTACGAAGGTGGGGGGTAAGGCTTGCACTTCTCTTTGAAGAAGCTGTGCGACCCTCTAAACGAGCGATACGAGCCTCAAGGCTTCTTAATACTTCCGATGCTGTTCTCATCTTGATTACTCCAAGACAGGGGTTGGGTTAAGGGTTAACCTATCCGCTATCTTGGAGTATAAATAATCTATTAGAACCGACCGCCATCTTCATCCGCTGGAGGTGTGTACTTCAAACCTAGATTTCTAGCGATACGCTCTATCGCGTCAGAGTTTTCAGCCAGCTTAGACCCTGCATCTCCATAAATGCCCCTCAACACCTCGTTGAACTGAGAGTCGTTCAGCGTGAACATATCCCTCTCTAGCTTCGCTTTGGTCGTCTGTGGGTCTATGTTCAACAACTCCAAGATGATGTCGATGTCCAAAGAACCCTTCTGATAGAGATTAAAGAGAGCGTCAAAGGTGTCTTGGTTATCCCTCAACCCTAAGCGAGTAAAGCTCAAGGTTGGGTGAACGACTACCTCTTCTCCGTCCTCGTCTTCCTCTATGAAGCCCATACGCTTACACATGGGCTTTAGGATATTTTCCTCCACCATCTCTTGAAGCACTTCACGCATGAGCATATAGCGTGTGTTAATGACCTCTAGGTTTATCCTATCGCCTGAGTAGCTAGACTCGCCCGACAACAGAGACTCAGTCACGCCTAAGCCCGCGTACATTTGTCTATCCGTCATATCGTACTCACCGCTCAAGTCCAATAGACGCGAATCAGCACCCATCTCCTCCCAAGACACTTGGAAGTTAGCAATGATCGAGTAATCTGGGTCTTGCAGAGCTAAGTCCACTTGGTCACGCAACGCCTCGACATCAGCCGCGTCCATGTCTTCCGCATAGACAAGGCGTATGGGTGTCATGTGTCTAGACGCTATCGAGGTCTGGGCTTGCCTCAGCTTATCCCTGTAAATAAGGATACGCAGACAGCGTTCTAGGATAGAGTGACCTCTTGGCTCATACTGAGACTTCTTACGAGCCATGAAGTACACAAAGCTACCAGCATCTGGATCTGTGTTTAAGGGGATGTTGCGACCCTCCCTTAGTGCCTCCACTACATCAGAAGGCATTGACTCTACGACCCTCATTGCAGAGGGGTCTTGCATGGAAGCTCGCTCCACCACCGCCTTTGTCTTGGAGTCTGGAATCAGTTCCACGATCTTTTCGGATGTAAATGGAAAAGTCTCCATATGTACTTGTTCGGGTGGCAATACCTTTAGGCTTGTCCAACCCTTATAGTTCTTTTTAAGCCACTTGTAAGCTCTATCTAGAGAGTCCTCGTACTCCTCCCAATCCTCAATCGCTTCCCCTTCACGAGTGAGCTTATTGATCTTCTTGTGTGTGACCGTCTTGGGCATATCGGGGTTATTGTCTTCACAGAAAACAAACACCTCACCCAAAAGGTTGTACTCGTGCAGTATCTCTATGAGCCTATGAAGCAAACCCACACGCTTCGACCACTTCTCACAAAACCGCAACGCCTCATAAGCCATATCCCTATTTTTAGCTTTGGGCAACCCCAAGCGGATTTTGGATAACGGCAACTCTGTGTGTAAGTCCACCGCTTGCCCCACAAAGGGATCCGTGCGATAAAAGAACCTAAAGTAGTTCCTTTGCTCGTCTTGGCTTTGGGGTAGCTCTAAGAAATCTGTGGATAGTTCAGGTGAGTAGAAGTTTCCACCGCTACCCATCATCGAACCGCCTGTGGTCATAGCGACCTTAACACGGGACTTCATCTCCGTTGGAGACAACTTCCTCGTGCTCACCTTAGATTTCTGTTTAATCTCGGCTACAGGCTTACCCATCTCATCATTGTCGTCTATCATACAGCTCCTTCTTTTGCTTCATTATAAACGAGATCGCTGCTTTTAATAACTTATTATGATCCGGATTACCCTCAAAAAACTTTACCCAAGTCCCCCCCTTGCTCTTGTAGAAAATGGAAATCTCCTCTAGCAAGTCATCACTTGGGTGGTTCTGACCGTGGCTTAACTCCAAGATCCTCGCTATCACCCTGTAGTCCGCCCTCTTACGACTCTTTGGATAAATGGGCTCGGTCATTGCTTTATACTCCCATCAGATATTGGATAGTTAATACGAGGGAGTATAAAGCGTTAAACACCGCCACCAAAGCGTTTATTGATAGCGTCCCTCAATGTTGGACGAGGTGCTTTAGGTGCCATACGCCTCTCATCGCTACCACCTCTCACATAGCTCGCTTGGGCTAGTACCTTAGAACCCGCCGCTAAGGGGTGTCTATAAGATCCGCCTGATATGGCGAAATGCTTCTGTGTGCCTATATGGTTAGAAGCTACCCATATCATACGCACAAGGGCATCCGACATATCGTCGTGCTTGCCAGCTACTTGGGGTGCTTCGACTGAGATTATGTTCTTAGAGTGTACAGTCGCTTGTAGCTCCAACAACTCTAAGAGATAAGGCTCATGACCGTTAACTTCTGGGTTTGGCTTGTCGTAGAGTTTCAGTCTGCTGTCCCACATCATATCCTTAAAGTTTTGGAACATCTGTGAGGTTAACTGCTTTGTCATATTAACCGACACCATCTGTTTCAGACCCCTCTTTTCTAGGGCTTGCTGTAGAGGGATGCCCACCCATTGGTCGAAGATAGCCTCGGATATGTAAAACTTCTTACTCCATCCATGTATCCAATCCGCCACCTCATCAAAGTCCAAGCGTTCCTTGTCCTTGTACTTACCCTCGCCTGCTTTAATCTGATCTACCAAGTCCAACACTATCTTATCACCCTCTAGGTGTCCAATAGCTATAGCACTTGCGTCCCCTACCAAACCCAAGTCGATGCCCATGTAGTGGGGTTTCCTAGCTGGTGCGGAAGTAGAGGGCTTTAGTTTAGGATCTACACACGCATAAAGGTCTTCTGCCGACTCCAACCAACCACGAGTTCTATCCGTAAACTCGCCTCCATACTCTGTAAAGAACACGGTGGCATTTTTGAGGTAATGCTTTTCGAACTCGCTCGCAGGTACCGTAGGGTTCACCTCCCATGTAGGAGCTTGCACAGCTAGAATATTATCCGAAGCAGCACCACCTTGCATACCTATCTGAAACAGATTGTAAAACAGCCCTTGCTTCCCTAAAGGTGAAGAAATAAGGATAACTCGACCCTCCACCTCACCGATAGGTTTAGTGGGATTTACGGGATCTTTGGGTGAATATGCAGAAGTAGAAGGTACTACCGCGTTGTACACCTCCTCTGCACCTGACTGACCTTTATCCGTAAAGTGAGCCACCTCGTCGAGTATCACACAGATATTACCTGCACCACGAAGACCCTTCGCCACACACGACCTAAAAGTCACTTTCAGAGTGGCTTTAGCAGAAGGATCGTCCAAGTACCTTCCGTATTTGTCCACATCCGCAGGTGTTTGGAAACGAGCGTAGCTTAGGGTGTTATTCGCTGTGTATGGACCAAAGAACGAGCAGTTGCGATAGTGTCCTGACACCTCTTGATAAAGTAATCCAGCTTGGTCTTTATCCGTAGCCACAGAAATAATCTGTATATTGTTAGAGGCGGGCAACCCATAATATCTCTGAGGGTCGCCCTTCTTAATGAGCTTGTATGTCTCGTAAGCGGCTATACACGCGGAAATAGTCGTCTTACCAGATCTACGACCTATGGACAAAATCATCTCTCGCCTTTGTTTGCCAGGGATGACCTCTCCTATGTTGCATCTACCCTCTTCAAAGAGGATTTTTAAGTACTCCTTTTCAGTGACATGACGGGCGTTCTGTCTCCTCCAATCGGTAATCGTAAACTTCTTGGTGTCGTCCAACTCTAACCCATAGTGGGCTTTTAGGATAACCTTCTGCACAGGGAAAAGAGTCATCTTCAGCCCCCAAGAGGCTTCGACAAACTCAATAATATCCGCATTGTGTTCAGATTGTTTACCTGCCTTAGCACTGGCAGCTATTGCTACTGAAGATAAACTCATTCACCCCTCACTTATCCTCTTCCATAGTCTTTTTCGCATCGGCTATCCACTCCGCCTCGTCCACTAACTTACCAAAGGTGGCGAATATGCTCTCCGCAAGCTCTGGACGACACCCAGACTCGTCACACGCCCTACGGAAAGTCTCGGCTATATGCCCAAATAATCTTCTAAATGCCTTCGACTCCAAGTCTATGGACTTTGAGGATAAAATCTCACGCTTCTTTATCCATGTGTCTCCAACTGCTTTTAAAGCGTTCACTCGCCTTAAGGATATTTGAGAAGTGGGCTCCCCTTTACGCTCTGCTTCTTCACGCTCAAAAGCCAAGCTCGCAGCCTCTTCGGATAAGCCCTCTATTACTCGCGTAAGTACATCCGAAGAATCTGGATTTTGCCTCAACTGACCATACACTGGATCAGTATCCAACTTACCCAACTTCCTCTGATTTTGATTTTGGATAGCGAGAGCTGGGTTATTAGCCACAACAGGTGCCTGATATGTGGAAGTAGACGATTGTGGTACAGGCACTGCCGTAGCCCTTAAGCTCGGACTCCCTCGTCCAGGATTACTCAGCATGACAAAGGGTTCCCCAGTTTTAGGGTTTAGAGGCACTACATCCGTTGGGAGTATATCCGATGGTTTTCTCCATATCGTCTTACCGAACTCGTCCTCCACCCTCACCCTTGACGCTCCAGCAGGTATTGGTATGTTCGACATGGATAGCTCCCTTTTCCTATCAGCTTGAAGTCATAGGTGATGTGCTTTTAGCGTTTATTACGAGTGCTACCGCCCCACTATTTGTGGCAGTAGCAGGATCGTACAAAACATTACCATCTAAGTCTTGGATAACAAAAGGCGGTGTACCACCCAACAAATCCCAACTAAAAGACAAAACCTTTACGAATAAAGAATCAGTCGTCCCCAAAGTCGTACAAATAACTTCGTTTAAGCTCAGTGGGTCTACAACAGCCTTCAAACCCATACCAGACTCGTTGAGAGCGTCAGCTAACTCTCCTGCCAAGTCGTTCACATTCCCTACACCCTCGCCCATTAAACGAGAGATGTGATTTCCAATCTGTAGTGCAGGTACACGGTCTTGGTCGAACATATTCGTGGCTTGCACTTGTATCTCGTCATAGTCGTACTTAACTGCACCACCCAAGTTCACATTTCCAAAATCTAACGAGTTTACGACTATCCTAACTCCCGTCTGATTGGGGTTTGCTATCGCTAATACAGCGTTCCCCATATGAGTCGTTATCACTTGAGTCTCGAAAGCCCTTCTTATTGGGATCGGATTACCCGCTTCTCCTTTTGAGGGGTCTGAGGGTCGAAGATTATGCCCCACCAACATCTTAAAGCGTTGGGAGGTCGCTATACGGTTTACATATGATGGAAGCATATCGTTTCTCCTTAGACCTCAAAGCCACCGAACAACACATCCCCCAATGCCTTATTGGATACTTCGTCCGATATTTCTACTTGGTCGGGCGTAAGTAGTCCAAACTCATCAGGATCATAGTCGTTCACGAAAAGGGAAGCCGTTCTGTCCGCGTCTGTGCCGTTCGCAAGCCGTATGTTCTCACGCTGATAATCGGATAAGTCCTCGATTATCTCTACAGGAGAGGTAATGAGAGCCTTATTGTACTTTTGGCAAGTACCCTCCACATTGAACACACAAGACGCACACTTATCCACCATCAGCACCACAGGTACTTGATTCGCCCTGTGGAGCAAAGCACCCTTCTCACAACCATCGGCTCCCTCGGTGGCGTAAGCACCTGCGTCTACATAAGCGTGACCCGCTAAACCCTCGTGTTGTGACCTAAGAGAAGCTATCTTTGTGCCGTAAGTATCCAATACCTTCTCAGAGAATCTGCTCTTCAACAACACATCGAGTTCTTGACCTGCCGACCCCTCGCTCATCTTTTGACGCAACCAAGTCGCCACCTTTAACTCCGTATCGGATAACTTATCCGATGTCTTTTTGGTGATGATGTGGGCTGTCTCTGTTCCCTCATAGGTAGACACGCTTGAGGGCTTGGAAGCTAAGTCAAATGCCTTCTTTACATACGCATTAGCGTCACCTATGGATTGGATAGAGTCGAAGTCGTGCTTGCTCAGTAAACCACTCTTGAGAAGCTGATCCACCTTAGCATGAGCCTCACGCCATAGATTAGCACTCGCCCTCTTTTCCATATCTGGAAGCTCATCCAACTTCTTGGAGTGCTTCACCATGCGGTGTTCTTTGAGGTCGTAGTCGTTATATGTCCCCACGACTTTTGGTTTGGCAATGTAAGAGCATACACTCGCCACTCTGCCATCAGGATCTTTCACCCCCTTAATAGCCACGGCAACCTCGTCGTGTGTAATCAACCCAGCCTTGATGAGAAGTGCTATCTTCTCCATCGCCTTAGTATTCCTCTGTGTATCTCCCCTAGCGGATGCTTCTCTTAAAGACTGCCTATCCGCCTCTGTAAAAGAAGACACCTTCGTCGAGGTCGCGGTCAATCCAACACCTTGACCCTTATAGTCACCCACAACAGGGTTTAAAGATTGTGCGGATAACTGATACAGTCTGTCTATTTTTTGTTGTGCAGTCTTATTTGTACCTACAACTGACTCCACTATCTCTTTATCCAATAAACCTTGCTCGACAATCTGCTTGGATATCCTATCAAGCCTCTTGGCGATTTTACCCTCTTCCACCACCTCTTGAGAGGCTATGAAAGTGTGTTCTACTTGAGAGGCTTCGAGCTTCCTCCTTGCATGATCCAAAGAAATCAAAGCGGTGTCGTCACGCTGGGTGGGGAACCAAGACTGAGCTGGTTCATGACGAGCTACTCTGCCCTCAATCAAGTCTATGAAGGCAAGACGCACTCTATCTTTATCGCTTACCTCGGACGCTACTCGGATGCCGTAAGTTTCCAATCTCGGCAATAAAGCAGAGGCTACCTTCCTCCACGGAATATCCTTAACAGACTTCACCACCTCCATACCCAAAAATCTATCGAACGCACAATCCTTATGTGCAGACACAATGTACATCGCTGTCTTGCACCTATTAGTGAGGACTTCGTTCCAACGACCGTTGAACAACCCAGGGAAATGGGCTTCCTTGATGTACACCCTCCCCGATAATCCATAATCAGCCTCTACAACTCCCTTAATGGATAAAGGGTCAGAGGCTTCTTTTAGGATAAGAGATAGAGGTTCGCCATAGGCGAGCTTCCTACGGATTTTCTCTAGTTCTTGACGCTCATCATCACCAGGGACTTTGGATACGCCCTCATAGGTGTTCTTGTACTTTTCGTGGTGGCGTTGAGTATTAGGGATTATGTCCAAACCCGTAGTGCTCTCAGTTCCCCAAGCGTCTTGAAGATTTTTGAACTGATTCACCTCAGGGTTCTCAAAACGCCCCTTCGCCAAATGCTCGTAAATATCCTCAAGTGACCTCTGCCCAGACAAATCAGGCTCAGACTGTGTAGCAAGCCAAGAGTGATCTACAAGAGCGATATTCTGACTCGCATCCTTAGTCATCTCCTCTAGGTCTAACTGCAAATCCACCTCCACCCCATCGGGTAAAGAGGACTCACCTGAGCTATCCATAGGAATCATCCCACTAGGCAAAGAGGATAAACCTTTTGCCTCGGGCAGACGAGCCTTTTCGTATGGACCAGCTCCATACTCGGTATCGAACTGAAAACCGTCCAACATATAGTTAGAGCCATGTTCAAGTGAATACCCCCCATTTGGGAGATAACTTGTAGCGGTTTTAGTCTTACTCATTTGGCATCTCCTCATCGTCTCTAGGCGAGGTTAAATCTCTACGCAACCCCTCTTCATCGGTCTCAGTCTCTTCTTGAATAGCCCAACCCTCTGGGTCATCCTTTATTTCCTCAATATCTTGCATGACCTTCTGAACCATCTTCTCCTGTACCTCTTTCCAATGATCCGCTGTCATTTCGTCATACAGCGTATCGGATAAGGCGGAGAGAGCCTCCACGATGTTCATGTATTGCCTACGCATACCCTTGATTTCCATTATGTAGCCTCGACCACCCAAGTTCCCATCGGGACTTATGTCTCGGCTCTTAATCTTAGCAAACACACTGTAGGCACTCATGGCATGACCAAGTGCGGATAAAGTCGCCCTCAGAACTCTAGCCATGTCCTTACTACACCTCTTATTGAACTGATGGTTTTTATCCATTGTTCTCTGACTAGGTGGGTGTTGCCCCCACGCCCACGCAGACGAGTCGTCTCCGTGGTCTTTAATGAACCTAACCTCACCCGCTGTCTTTCCAATACCCTTACCCTTAGGTTCAGATGCAGTTTTGGATAAATACTGCTTCGCCACCTTTTCCGCTGAAGGTGCAATAGACATATGTTAGCTCCTTTTAATCTAACACCCTTCTGAATATAAACACTTAATAAAACTCAAAGCTACATCCTTCCATAGTTATTTAATGAGAGTCCTTAGGTGTTGTAGTCAATACCACTCCCCTCTGTGAAAGGATAACCCCATGACCTCTAGCCACCTACCCAAAGCTGTTATCCTTGACACATCGGTTCTTATCTACGACCCACTCTCGGTGCAGTCCTTCCCACCTAACACCCAAGTTCTCATCCCCATCTTCGTCATTATGGAGCTTGATGTACTAAAAGACTCCACACGCCAAGACAAAACCCATGTGGCTCACCTCGCCCGCCAAGCCTCAAAACTTATCCTAGAGATGCAAGCCACAAAAGAAATCATCGTCATCGCCAACGAAGGTGAACTTAACCTCAAGGCTCTCGACCAAGCGTCTAAAATCAGATACCTCGACCTCCTTATCCTACAAACCGCTATACACCACAACAAAACCTACGATCTAACCCTCATCTCCAAAGATGTTAACCTCCGTATCCTCGCGGGCTGTGTAAATATCAAGAACGAGGACTTCACCTCCGACACAGGCTCGAATAACACCCTAGAGTCCGTAGCCATTAAAGAGTTCTTTCCTGATATGCACCTAGAGGCAGAACTCAAAGAGTCCTATTGGAAAGGTGCAACACGCCTCCCCGCTGACTTTTCCTACGAACACTTTTACGAAAATCAGTATGTGTGGTTCAACGACTTCAACAATAAACAACACCTGTTTCAGCACAAAGAGGGAACCCTCTACCCCATCGACAAAGAAAAAACACGCACCAAAGAAATCAAACCCCGCAATATGGAACAAAGAGCCGCACTCGACCTCTTATTAGATAAAGATGTTCAACTCGTTGCCCTTGTTGGAAAAGCAGGTACAGGTAAGACCTATCTCGCCCTAGCCTCCGCTATCCATCAGTCCAACCTCTACCACAGAGTCGTCTTATCCAAACCCGTTGTGGATGTCGGCAATGGCATAGGCTTCCTACCTGGATCCCTATCCGAAAAAATGGAGCCGTGGATGCAGAGCTTCTTCGACAACCTAGACCAAATAAACCCCATGTGGGACACCACACCCCTCGGCTCAGACAATAAAGAGTCGTTCTTAGAGAAAAATAGGATAGAAATCCAACCCATAAACTCCATCCGAGGCAGATCACTCAAAAACGCCTTCATGATCATCGACGAGGCTCAGAACCTCACCAAACACGAAATCAAAAGCATCATTACCCGTGCCGCTGAAGGAACCAAAGTCGTTCTGCTTGGTGACCCAAGCCAAATCGACCACCCCTACCTCACCGAACGCTCCAACGGCTTCACCTATGTCATTGAAAAAATGAGAGGGCAGTCCATATTCGGCTGTGTTAGCCTCCACAAATCCGAACGCTCCACCCTCTCCGATATTACTGCCGACCTCTTATAAAACCTAACCCCTTAGACGCTCCGATAAGCTCAATCGTCTAGCTCAATCGTCAAGGGGGTCTAACAACCCCTCGCCCTCAGCCTCCTCTTCCTTATCCGAAAGGTCAGGACGCCAGTATCCGTGACGAGCAACCTCCTCGGTGAAGTAATAAATATCAGGCTCCGCCAAGCTGTACTTCATCTCTGCCGTCTGCTCGTCCTCCTCCCCACGAATAAACGACAACAAATGGTCGAGCAAAGCAAGCTGTTGCTCTACAGACAGCTTCTGCCACACATCGTTTCCAATCTCGATAACAAACTGATACTGACGCTCACCCAAAACGCTCAAAATCGCAGGTGCCTTAGAAGTCTTACCCAAAACTGGATAACCACCCTTGCGTGAGGCTTTATCCTTAAAAATAACCACAATGTCGTACACGATGTCGGCAAGATGTGGATGATGATTGCCCACCAACTCGTTAATCTTATCCTGTACCTCAGGTCCTGCTTTCCACTTGTCGTTCGCCATAACGAAAACCTTACTCCCTCACAAGGGGTTGAAGAATTGAGCAGGGCTACTTTTACCCCACCCGATACACCCCTATATACAAATGCTCCCCCCTCACTTTTCAAATAAACTACCCACGACCTTCCCCAACTGCTTCTTTACCCACTCCCACTTCTTATCCAATCCCCTACGCCTCAGACGAGCCTTTACCGCTACAACCCTAGCCCATACAACCCTAGCCCATACACATAAAGACGACCAATAAGCCCCTAATAAAACCATAAGACGAACACCCTCGTCTTTAAGAGTCTTCCACTTATCCAATAAGACAGGCTTCTTTTCCTCCCACAATAACATCGCCTCCGTAAACCAAATCTCTATGAATAAAACCACCCATAAAACCCAAGATGGATTTTTCAACATATACACACGAGCAAACATAGCCATCTGCTCGTCCGTGTACTCCTCTTCCGTATCCAATAAAGCCAACAAGTTTCCGTCCTTTTGGATAACCAAAATCAACCCCTTGTTGTACTCCCCCTCACCCTCTAGAAGCTCCTCAAGCTCCTCCCACACTTTGTCCTCTTGTTGTTGTTCTTCATCCGATAGCTTGTCCTCTAAAGACCCTACCTTCACTTCTTCTTCGCTCATGGTGCTTCGCCTTTTGGATAGTTAAGTCCAAAAGGCGAACCTTCATAAACGATTAAGCGTTCAGAGCGTAGGCTACAGCCTGTGAGAAGGCGTTAATGGCGTTCTTAAAGTCCAACTCGGTCATAATCTGACCACGAGGACTGCCAGCGATGCCATCATGCCCACCTGCTTGCTGACCCCAAAGAGACTGCACCACCTCACGACAAGAGACCCCCTTGATAGGGTCTGCGAGAGAAATAGTGATAGAGCCGAGGGAGTCATTGTAAGCCACGATGCCCACACCCACCATGCCGTTAGGGTCACGATAGAGGTGATTGGTGAAGGTCGTAGCCCTACGGACAACGACATTGAAGGGGGTGGTAGTGACCCACGAGGACAAGTTCAAGTCGTCCTGAGCCTTAACGAACTTAACACCGACTTGAAGCTCCTCAAGCCCTCCCTTAAGGAGTCGAGAGACAAACTCCATTGCACCCACCACGAACTCCGTCACATCAGAGTTCGTGTCACGAGGCGTATTGGGGCGATTAGACTGAAGGTATGCACCGATAGCGGAGAGGTGCGTGAAATGCGGGTGTGTGGGGTCAGCCTTGTGCCAACCATGAGTGTCCACAAACTCCACAAACTCCCAAAACCCCTCAAGGTTGAAAAGAGGGGCGTACTGCCCACTCGCCCTCATGAGCCCACCAAGCGTGTCTGCGTCAATGTGGCTGATAAGAACCACATCGTTATCCCCAACAACGGGAATCTTGCTGTCGTTGCAAGGGGCAGGGCGTGACCCACCGATATGACGACCTGCGAACTCAGAACCCACGGGCTGATGGTGAGCGGCGGTGTAGATAGAACCCTGAGCCACATATGAGCCGTACTCCGCCTCGATGGTCACAACGGGAGGGGTGGGGAGGTCGATGGTTTGTGAGGCGAGCTGGGCGTTGGGGCTGAGGATAACGATCATGTGCGTGTCCTTGTCTGATGGGTTGTGGATGATACCTACCCCCCCTAATGAGCCGAATCAGAGCTTGGGATAAAAAAACTTTAAAGGGTAAAGTCACACACCCCCCCACCAACACCCCACCACCCCTGTAAGGTAGGTAAAATAATGGATAACTTCTTAGAGCGTAAGGTTGATATTTACGGAGACGAGATAGGTGGAGTTGCCGTCATTCAGTCTATGGGTGAGGACATCACACCTGTAAACGCAGCAAGAGCGAGCCTCGATCAGTTCTCCACCCACATGGGAGACCGAGAAATCAAACTATCCAAGTTCTTGGTTAAAGAGGGTCACACATCCACCGCTGAACACAATGTGCTGACCTTTTGGATAAAAGTCCCCATGTTTGTAGCTCGGCAACACATGAGACACCGCACGATGAGCTATAACGAAATCAGCCGTAGATACACGAGCGAAAAGCTAGAGTTCTACTTTCCAAAAGAACTACGACTGCAAGACACCAAAAACCGCCAAGCAAGCCTAAACCAAACCTTCGACCCTATCTTAGAAAACTATCCATTTTTACAGCCCAATACCCCAAGCACGATGGCTATCCATTATCAAACCGAGGTGTGTAAGCACCTTTATGAAGAAATGATCTCTAAGGGCGTAGCCCGAGAACAAGCTCGTATGGTGTTGCCTCAGAACATCTACACGACATATTGGGCTACCTCCAACCTCCATAACTGGATTGGTTTCATCTCTAAGCGGGATCACGCTGACGCTCAATGGGAAATGAGGCTACTCGCCAAAGAAATCAGCAGACAGATTAGAAGTCTCTGGCCGAACGCTCACGCTAACTATGTCGAGTACGGAAAAATCAACAACCCAGATGCCCCATAAGCCCCCACACCTTACTTATTAGCTTCGAGTCTATCCTTTAGGCGTGAGTACCTTGTGCTTGTGTTAGCGTTCAACACGCACTTAATCATGGCTTCACGCTCACCCACAAGGTAAACCTTAATCTTAGCCCTCGTAACGGCTGTGTAGAGCAAGCTCCTCAATAAGAGATTGTTTCCGTGTTCAATACACATGGGCATCACTATCGTGTGATATTCTTGCCCTTGTGCTTTGTGTACGGTGGTCGCGTAGGCGAGTCTCAGTAGCTTTGAGATCTCATCTAAGGGCAAGTCGAGCCTCTGATCCACAACACCCTTGAGGATCACCTCTACGCTTGCTTTATTGATGTTCACAATACGACCGATGTCCCCATTGTAAACACCCAAGTCGTAATCGTTTCGAGTTATCATAATCTTATCGCCCATACGATAAGTACCACTCCCAATCTGTAAAGACTGCGTCATCTTGGTCGAGGGGTTTAACACGCTCCTAAGCTCTTTGTTTAGGTTCGTCACACCCAATAAACCATGATGGGTCGGACTCATTACATGAAAGTCCACACCCTCTAAATGAAGCTCCCTCGATATATCCAATATCTTATCCAATATGTCTTGGCTCCGATATAGCTCGATAAACTCGAAGTCCAAGTTTGAGTCTTGCTCTGGGATTTTACCCGCATGGATACTATGTGCGGCGAGCGTCACACCGCTTCCCTCTCCTTGTCTAAAAACCTCGGATAAATGCACACGGGGTATGGCTGTAGAGGACAATAAGTCTGCCAACACAAATCCTGCACCCACAGGTGGAAGCTGTGCGATGTCTCCCACTAGAACAACCCGTGTACGCTCGGTTATGCCACACATAACACGCCACATCTGATGTAAGTCCACCATAGAGGCTTCGTCTATAATCACCACACTCTCCCCACGAGGATTTTTCCTATTGTGCCTCCACACCTCCGATGATGGGTCTAGGCTTGAAGATATAGACCCCTTCATAACCTCGTCCCCCTCCACCTTTTTCACACCCTCATAATCGGATACTTTGCCTTTATCCTCACCTGTACCGCCAGCTCCAAATGCCCTATGTATCGTCATGCTCTCCATACCTGTTAAAGCACCCGCCCTCTTTGCGGCGATACCTGTGGGGGCTACCAATAACACCCTATCCCCTTGTGCCTCTAAACAACGACACAATACGGATAAAATAGTCGTCTTACCCGTCCCAGGCAACCCAGTCACTATAGACACCGCTGACTCCAAACCCAACCTCACCGCCTCTAGTTGCTTATCCGTTAACGCAAACTTTGAGTACCCCCTTATCTCGTCATCTGTTAAACGAGTCACTCGGTTCCCCATCACCTCCGCAACGCTTAAAACATCCCTTCTAATCGGGGATAAAACCTCAGTGGCTACCTCCACCTCCATCTTGTGATAAGACGGCAAATAAAGGGCATTACCACTGCTTAAACCACATAGCTTCTCTACGACAACCCTCGGGGGCTGAGAGTCCTTCATAGCCTTTACGCTTAAGGCGATATCTTGAGCAACACCCACACCCGTTAAGAGTTCCACATCCCTAAAGACCGCGTTGGCATCTAAATAAGACTGCCCATTTCCCACACCCTGTAACAGAGACCAAAAAATCGCCCCCTCGATTCGACTCTTAGAGTGAGGGTCAAAGGCATCCCCCAATAAAGTCTTAGCGATATTGTCAGTCGCTTGAAAATCCATCCCCTTATGGACCAAGTACCAGGGATTCCTCTTAATCATAGAGGGGTCTGCCTCCACCTCCTTCCAAATAGAGTTCAACATAGCAGAGGGAACCCCCGCCTCAGTTAAACAAGATAAGACCTCTAGGCTCTCCGTTAGCCCCAAGTCCGACCACTCCAACCATTGGGTCAACGCTGAACCCCTCAAGTAACTCGGATTGATCGGATTCCTCACCACCTCCAACACAGGCTTTAAGGTCTTCTTATCCATAACCTCCTGAGCCGAAAAAGTCATCACCCCACCAATAGGTACAGGTCCAGCAATCTTACCCTTAACGACAATAGGATAAGTCTCCCTCTCAGTTGCAACCATGCACCTAAGTACATGATAAGGGGGATTAGCGTAAATAGAACCTAAAATCTTAGCCACACAATACATAGGGTTCACCCTCCTTTCTTCTCAACCAACCCTTATAAGATTAACTCACTCCCCAAGACCTATAAGCTCTAACCTAAACCCATTCTTTCCATTTATCTCAGTAAGGTGACTATCCATTTATCTCCGTAAGGTGACTATTTACTCTCCTTACTGATAAGTTCTCTATCCCTCTCTCTATCTATCCCTCTCTCTATCTATCCCTCTCTCTCTATCCTCTAGTAAGTTCTATCTCTTTCCATCTTATCTTTACTGATAAGTTCTATCTCTCTATCTACTATCTTCCCTTCTCTCTCTTACTGAACTGATAAGTTCTATCTATCCATTACGGATAGAGGATGATGATATTTCTTATTTCTAGTAGGTGTTGGACTTCAACCAACACCTTATCTATTTTAAGAGATATTGGATAACTCTACTCAGTTAGAGATACTCTAGTAGTAGGAGTAAGAGCAGTAGTAGGAGCAGTAGTAGGAGCTATAAGAGATCTAGCTGTAGGATTAGAAGTACTAAGAGAAGTATCCATATTACGAGTAGGAGCAGCAGTAGTAGAGGTCATAAGGGTAGTAGGAGTAGGATTCATAGTAGGTGTATTGGTTATATTAGTAGTAGTAGGAGCAGTAGGATTAGGAGTTGTAAGAGCAGTAGGATTAGAAGGAGTCATAAGGGTAGTTGTAGTAGTAGGTGTAGTTAGTTGAGCAGTAGGAGTTATAGTTAGTTGAGCAGTAGGAGTTAGTTGAGTATTAGTAGTAGTTGTAGGAGTTGTAGTTAGAGGTTGTTGAGTAGTTAGAGGTTGAGTGAGAGTAGTTGGTAGTTGAGTAGTAGTAGGTGGAGTAGGTTGGTTATTAGTTATTGGCTATAGTCCTTAGACGATACTTCGTATCCTCTCATGTCCTATATCCACTATCCCCTCTCTTAGTTCAAAGAGAGGGATAATACTTACTACTTAGTAGTTAGTAAGTTCTTATCCTATTCAGTAGTAGATGTCTTACTAGTAGTAGATGTCTTACTAGTAGTACTAAGAGAGAGATATCTAGTAGTAGAGAGGATAAGAGGACTCAGTATCTAACACCTAGAGGATTGGATACTGAAGGACAGCTAGAGAAGAACAATATTTCTAGGTGTTGTTCTCTAGTGGTGGATAAGAGAGAGATACGGAGTAGGAGACTAGAAGGAGTTTAGTACGAGTCCTAAGGATAACCTTAAAGACGAGGTACTAGACAGAACCTCCAACGGAAGTGATTGGAGCCATCCATCTCTCTAGGGCTGTTTGGTCATCGTAGATAGAGAACCTTCTTCTCTATTGGATAGACCCTTAAGCCTCAGCGTATGAACAGGTTAGATTATGGGGTGAGTTCGCTAAGAGCGTATCGTAAACGACAGATCCCTCTTAGTGGGTGTTACCCATAGCCTAGTCAAACCTAAAGGGTATCCACCCCCTCTAGGTTGTCGAGTTTGGTAGGTTTCAAAGAAGTCTAGCCACTCGTGACTTGGCTACGCCTCTATAAGCTCTAAAGCCTATGGAGTGAACAACCTCCCTTATACGACATCCCTAAGGGTCTTCACAAGTTTTTTGTGTCCCACTAGGGGGTAGGGGTTAAAACCCTTAGGAGACCCCCTTTAAATGCTTATAATGGGGGTTGTGGTAGCGTCGCCTTACAGCGTCACAGGGATAAGCTCTATATGTGATGGTCACACATAAAGTAAGACCGAGAAGGGGTAGAGGACTTTGATACTGATACATCATGGACTAGGTGTGGAGACAGGACTCGGTGAACTCCTAGAGGGTAAGACCCTAGTGAAGCCACCCTACAGAGATTTAAAGGCAGACGCTGTAAGGGACTTGGTCGAGGCTTACAGCCAAACTTGGCCTCATAAGAATCCAACCCTAGTCGCTGGACCCCTAGACGAAGCCAACCCCTCTACATTGGATATTCTCCTCAAGCGTATCGAGGAACCCTATGTGGGAGCACCTGAGCTTATCCTTTGGGCTTACGACTTTGGATCGGTCCCAGAAACCATCCGCTCTCGCTGTGGGGAGCGTTATCACTTTGCTCCCCCTACACGCCACCGACTCTATGAGGAAGGAGAGCGTTTATTTGAGGCTCTATTGCAAGATAACCTCTTGGGGGTATGTGGGGTAGTGGGTAGCCTCTCAAAAGACGATTATAGGGGCATTTTAGAAGCGTTAGTGGAAGTGAGTGTTAAGAGGGGAGACTTGAGGTTCTATACGGAGGGGTTGAAGTCGTTATTGAGGCGACCACAGATGAGTCAAGTCGCCCTCTATGGGTACTTCTTAGGGTTGTAGCCCTAGTAGCCTATAATGAAGCCCTAGTAGCCTATAATGAGAGTGAATCTTAACCCACAACCCAAAGGGGCAAATGCAGGTGATTAGAACCATCTATGGGTCGTCAGAAGATTGGATAAATCTGAGGTTAGCCTCAATCTTAGAGGAACAAAGGGCAAAAGGGTTTGAGGTGCGTGAAGTTGACTGCAAAGACCTTAACGAGCAAGAGGTCTTAGCGTCTTGTGAATCGAGCTTGTTCGATACGGATCCCTTATTTGTAGTTTTAAATAACCCCACCAAGTTGAAGAAACTATCCAATGTGTTGGAGAGCTTAACAGGTGTTGAGATGTTGGTGGTTCAGCGTAACGATAGGCTTCCAAAGGCTTTAGAGACTTATCCGTCTTTAAAGCTAGACGAGCCCAAGTACGACAATGAGAAGCGGAAATGGGCGGTGGACTTTGTTTTAGATTTCGTCAAATCTGAGGGTTATGAGCTTAAGGCTAACTTAGCCGATGCCATAGTGAAGCGAGTGGGTACGGATTTGGGTGTTTTGAGGTGGGAGCTTAAAAAGTACATGGCTTGTGTGCCACATAAGCAAGGTACTAAAGAGATAACCGCCCCTATAGTGAAGGGTTGTATTTCAGAACTATCCGAAATACATGGAGCCGAGTTGGTGGATTCTGTGGCGAGTGGAAATATGGTGGAGTTTCTAAAACTCTGTCAGAAGATAGAGAACACAACATCTACAGACCAAACGATGGCTGTGTGTAACGGATTATTGTTGTACAACCTCGTGCAATGGATAGATATAGGTTTGCGTTTAGAGGCGAAACACACACCACAGAGGATCGCAGAAGACACAGGTAAGAATCCGTGGTTTGTGGAGAATATGCTCATCCCTAAAGTCAAAGCCTTAGGTGTGTTGAGGATAAGAAAGCTACTGAGACATCTTTATGAATGTGAGGATGCGGTGCGTATGGGTGCTAGGGATCCGTGGGTAAAGTTTAAGGTAGGAGTCGTGAAAGTTTTTAGTGTTTAGATAAGCACTACTATCGTTCCACAGCGAAGGGTTGAATAAACCACAAGCTGTTCAGTCAACACTATAATAGATGGGAGTCCTGCCCGCATAGGGTACGACTCCCATTAACTTAAAAACTACGGAGAAATAAAAAATGGATAGTTTCCATTTTTCAGACCACGCCAAGTCTTTATTAGAGAGCTACTACCTAAAGGGAGAAGACAGCTCTCCCCTAGACGCTTTTAAGAGAGCCGCTTATGCGTACACGCCCAACAAAGAACTAGCTCAGAGGATATTCGACTACGCCTCTAAAGGTTGGTTCATGTTCTCCTCACCCATCTTATCCAACGCTGAGGGACAAGGGATGCCCATCTCTTGTTTTCTCACCTATGTGGACGACACCATCGAGGGGTTGATTTCTCACTCCGAAGAACTGCGGTGGATGAGCGTCTTGGGTGGTGGTGTAGGTGGACATTGGTCAAATATACGCTCGGTATCCAATAAAGCCCCTGGACCCATTCCCTTTCTAAAGACGGTCGATGCCGACATGGGTGCTTATAAGCAAGGTTCAACCCGTAAAGGCTCGTATGCGGCTTATTTGGAGGTGTCCCACCCCGACATCGTAGAGTTCTTAAATATCCGTGTCCCCACAGGTGGAGATACGAACAGAAAGTGCTTCACCCTCAACAACGCCATCAACATCACGGATAAGTTCATGGAGGCGGTGTTCAAGGGAGGCACATGGGACTTGATCGACCCTAAGAGCAAAGAGGTGAGGGACACCCTAGATGCCCGTAGCCTTTGGCAGAGAATCTTAGAGGTAAGGTTTCGTACAGGTGAGCCTTACTTGAACTTCATAGATACGGCTAATCGCCATTTACCCCAAGCCCTCAAAGACAAAGGGTTAGAAATACACGGCTCTAATCTGTGCGTTAGAGGCGACACACAAATCTTAACGAAAAATGGATACTTTCCGATTGAGTCTCTAGTGGGGCGTGAGGTGGAGGTTTGGAATGGAAAGACTTGGTCTCAAACTCGGATCTTAAAGACGGGTGAAAACCAACAGATTTTGGAGGTGAAACTCACTAATGGAGTCACCCTTAATACAACCCCTTATCACAAGTTTTATGACGAAAATGAGAGAGTCCTTGAAGCAAAAGACCTCAAGAGCGGACTCAAGCTACTGAAGTTTGATTTACCTACAGTCGATGGACAAGGCTATTGGGAAAATGCTTATGCTTGCGGATTTTTCACAGGAGACGGGACATACAACCAAGTGAAGCAACCCATCACTTATCTTTATGGAGCAAAGACCTCCTTATTGGATAAGTTGATTACCCCACAGGCTAAGGTTTACAGAAACGAGGATCAAAACCGACTCGTTGTGAAATATCCAAAATCAGACATTAAGCCCAAGTTTCAGGTGCCTTTGAACCTATCTCTCAAGACGAGAATGGATTGGCTCTCTGGTCTCTTAGACGCTGACGGTTGTGTGTCAAGAAATGGTAAAAATCAGTCACTACAGCTAGTGTCCACAAATAGGGGTTTCTTGACCGACTTGAGCCTCATGCTCAACACTCTTGGTGTACAACCGAAGATTTCCCACTTCGCAGGCGAGAGGAACATCGACTTCGGAGTCAGAGGCGGAGGCGTTTATAGGTGTCGTGAAGCGTGGCGTATCCTTATTAACTCCGTAGACACACAAAAGCTCCTCAATCTTGGACTGAAGACACACCGACTCACCATCGAACAACATACACCCTCCCGCTCTGCCTCTCGCTTCGTCAAGATCGAGAGTGTGACTGAAAACGGTTATGCAGACACCTATTGTTTTAACGAGCCCCTACGACATATGGGTGTTTTCAATGGGGTTCTCACAGGAAACTGCAACGAGATCCATCTTCCCACAGCCAAAGACCGCTCCGCTGTCTGTTGTCTCTCCAGCCTAAACTTAGAGTACTTTGACGAGTGGGAAAACACCACCATCGTTGAGGACTTGGTTGAGTTCCTAGACGATGTGCTTCAGTACTTCATAGACCATGCACCCGCTAAGTTATCCAAAGCTATTTACTCGGCTAAACACGAGCGGTCGCTTGGACTCGGCACTATGGGCTTCCACTCCTATCTACAAAAGAAAAACATCGCCTTCGAGTCCCTCTGGGCTACCATCGCCAATAGGAAAATCTTTAACCACATAAAAGATAAGTCGGTCGCTTCTTCTCAGCGTCTAGCACAGCTTAAAGGTGAGTACCTAGACGGCATCGGCACAGGCATGAGGAACTCGCACCTCCTCGCCATCGCCCCCAACGCTAACTCCGCCATCATTTTGGATACTTCACCCTCTATTGAGCCGTGGAAGTCCAACGCCTTTACCCATAGAACTAGGGCAGGTTCTTTCCTACAGGTGAATAAATACCTATTGGATAAACTAAAAACTCACAGCTTATCCCAAGAGAATCCCGATGGTTGGCTCAATGAAACTATCCAATCTGTTATCCTTAAACAAGGGAGCGTACAGCACTTGGATTTCTTAACCGACCACGACAAGCAGGTATTTAAGACCGCGTTCGAGCTAGACCAAATGTGGATAGTCGAACACGCCTCTGTCCGCCAAGAATGGATATGTCAAGGTCAGAGCGTCAACTTGTTCTTTCCAGCAGGGTCAGATGTGAACTATGTCAACGCTGTTCACTTGTCCGCTTGGAAGAAGGGACTTAAGGGACTCTATTACCTCCGTACCTCAGCAGGTGTGGTGGCAGATAAAGTCTCCCAAAAGGTCGAGCGTAAGGCACTTAAAGAAGTAGACGAGTGCCTTAGCTGTCAGGGGTGAGCGGAGTGGGGGTGGGTCTTACTTGATCTTCTGAGTGTTCTTCACCCGACGGACGAGGGAGGGGAGGATGTTCTCCACCTTCTTGAGCCCGAGGACATCAGCGAGGTCGAGCTTGCCCTCCTTAGTACGGGCAACCTTGCGGATATAGGTGTTGACGAGCTTGGTGAGCTGTGCTTCCGTGAGGGGCTTATCGTCGAGGGACATGGCGGTGTCGAGGACAAAGTCGTTGGTGGTCTGCTGAAGCTCGTAGTAGCCCATGCGGGACTCCTTAGCTGTGTGGGTGTGTACGCACCCATTAATGAGCTAGTTCCCCACTTGGGATAAAAAGTGGAAAGGTTTTTCAAAAAAAGATTTTTTTCTCATTTTTATCCCAAGTGGGGAACTAGCTCATTAGTAGGGGGGACAGCGACAGAACCAACACACTCCGAAGGACACATACATGATCAAGTTCCCTACCAACCGCATTGTTCTCAGCTCCGCCTTCACCAACCGCATGATCGAGGGCGAGGGGTTCGCCCACTTCCAAGACCTCACAGCGGACCAAGCGAAGGAGGTCATCGCTCTTGCGGAGGAGAAGGGCGTTCTTGAGAACGCTATCAATCCCGCTCATCCGTCCACCGCCGCCCTCGCTAAAGGTTTGACCACCACCGAGTGTAAGGGAGGGTTTGTGACCCTCAAGGATTGGGACGCTGTGGTTGTTATGCTACCCTCGACCGCGAGCCGAAACGCAACCGAGTTTGACCTCAAGCTCTTCGAGGAGTGTCAGTTCACCCTCGTACAGCGTGTCCCTGTCTCAGCCCTTAACTACAATAAGTATTTTTATCTATCAGCCCTCTCCTAACTAGCGTGTGGAGAATAGGGTAGATAGTCCCTCAATGTCGCTGAAAAAACAACTACACAAGGAGAACCAAAAAAATGGATAAGCAAGCCTTTAGACAAAAGATCGAGAACCTCGCCATAACCCTCACATACTTCGCTGTGACGGGTAGCGATTTCGATAAGACGCTCGCTGAGTTCAGCGACACCATGAAACAAGCCCCCTCCAGAGAAGACTGGTTGTGGGCATACGACAAGAGAGAGGAAGCACTTCACGATGACTAAGAAACTTTTATTGTTAATCCTAGACGGCATAGACGCTATGGATCAAGGCAAGCTAGGGGAGGCTGTAGCCCTTTACTCTGAAGCCTCGGCTATCTTCATGACTCTCTCCCCAACGGAGAAAAAGCAATACAAGGGGATGCTGATCCCGTTGGGAAAGAGGATAGGGCTCTAGAGAGAACAAGGGAGCGTTAAGTGGGTCTGCGTTAGTAAAACGCAACTAGATCTTGTATAGGTGTCTCTCATAGATAGGGGAGGGTATGGTACTCCCCCCTCTATCCTATCGGAGACATATATGAGCCTCGTAGATCCAAGTAAGACTTATAAGCCCTTCACCTATCCGTGGGCTATGCAAGCTGCGGAAGAACATGAGAAAATCCATTGGGGTTCTTGGGAAGCCAAGCTACAAGACGATGTGAACCAATGGAAAGGTGGGGTCATTTCCCCCACTGAGAAAGAACACATCACTCAGATACTGAGGATATTTACTCAGTCCGATGTGGCTGTAGGTGGCAACTACTGCGACATCTTCATCAAGGCGTTCAAGAACAACGAAATCCGAAATATGTTGTTATCCTTCGCCAATCGTGAGGGGACGCATCAGCGGGCTTACGCTTTACTGAACGATACGCTTGGTTTGGCTGAGAGCGAGTACTCAGCTTTCCTTGAGTTTCAGCAGATGCGGGAAAAGATCGAGTTTATGACCCAAGCTCCTGAGGGTCTCGGTAAGGCTACCCACCTCGCCTTTGAGCTTGCCCGCTCCGTCTGTAATGAGGGCATGAGCTTGTTCTCTGCCTTCGTCATGCTCCTTAACTATCAGCGTTTTGGAAAGATGAAGGGTATGTGCGAAATCGTGGAATGGTCCATCCGTGATGAAACCCTTCATGTAGAGGGCATGACCAAGCTCTTTCACGCCTACATTGAGCAGTTTCCCCGCGTTGTGCGTGACGACCTCAAGTCGTACATCTACACCAACTACGAAAAGGCAGTCGAACTCGAAGACGCTCTCGTTGACCTCGTCTTTCCAAAAGACGGTGCCATCAACGACCTCACCTCTAAAGACATCAAGACCTACATCCGCTACCTCGCTGATAGACGACTCCTACAGCTTGGTCTTAAACCCATCTTTAAGCAAAAAGAT